ATGCCTCAGCCCCTTATCTCCAATGTCCAAGCCTATATCGGCGAGCAATTTCTCACGATGTATTTCGATGTGGCGCTCGACGCCGCACATCCGCCGCCAATCGAGGCCTTCGAGGTGTATATCGACGGATTCCCGACCCTGGTGACCGGAGTGCAAGTCGATAGCGTCGCCAAGACCGTCACGTTGAGCTTCAGTGGCTCGCCGCTTAGCGCCAACAACTCCATCGATATCGTGTACTACGATCCGAGCGGCGGCAACGACCTTAATGCCATCCAGGGCGTAGACGGCGCCGATGCGCCCGATTTTATTAGTGGCACCACCGTCTCCGGCGTCCGTCCCCCCCCGTCCGCACCGTCGACGCCGGCGCTCTCCAGCGGCAGCGACAGCGGCATACTGGGCGACGGCATCACGAATGACACAACGCCGACGGTGACCGGCACCGCCGCCGCTAATGCCACCGTCAAGCTGTACGACACCAACGGCACCACCTTACTGGGTAGCAGCACCGCCGATGGTTCCGGCAACTGGAGCATCACCAGCAGCGCGCTGACCGAGGGTACGCACTCGCTTAAGGCGACCCAGACCGACAGCGGCAACAAAACATCGCCGCTGAGCACCGGACTGTCGCTGACCATCGACACCACGGTGATCGCGCCGAGCAGCCTGCAGTTGTCGAACGGCAGCGACAGCGGCAGCCTGGGCGACGGCATTACCAACGCCGGCACGCCGACCATCACCGGCCACGCCGAAGCCAACGCCGCCGTGCGCCTGTACGACACTAACGGCACCACCTTGCTGGGCTCGACCACCGCTGACGGCTCCGGCAACTGGAGCATCACCAGCAGCACGCTGATCGAGGGTGCGCACACGCTGACGGCCAAGCAGACCGACGCCGCCGGCAACGTCTCCGGTACCTCCAGCGGCTTCAGCTACATGCTCGACACCATCGGCCCCGTCGGCATGGCGCTGAGTTCGACCTCGGTGGCGATGTCCAACGCCACCAACGGCGCCACCATCGCCACGCTGTCGGCCACCGATGCCACCGCCATCACCTACGGCTTCGCGGTCGGCAACGGCACCATCGACGCCGACAACGGCAAATTCACCGTCTCCGGCACATCACTTGTGGCGGCGCAGAGCCTGGCCGCCGGCACTTACCATATCTACATGAAGGCCACCGACGCTTCCGGCAATGGCGCGTACCAGATTTTCGCCATCCAAGTGGTCAACGCCCCCAGCGTCACCGCCATCGAGCGCACCGCAGGGGCCTCGCTCACCGTGCCGAGCGGCGCCACCTCGGTGAACTACACTGTCACCTTCGACCAGTCGGTCACCGGCGTCGACACCGGCGACTTCACGCTGACCGCCACCGGCAACGCCGCCGGCACCATCAGCGGGGTCGTCGGCAGTGGCAGCACCTACACCGTCACCGTGAATGGCGTCAGCGGCGACGGCACGCTGCGGCTGGACCTGAACAGTAGCGGCACCGGCATCCAGAACGGCTCGTCGGTCGCTATCATCGGCGGCTACGCGGCGGGCCAGATCTTCGGGCTGGACCACACGGCCTCCTCCGCGCCGTCCACTCCGGTGATGACGGCCGGCGCCGACACAGGCACTTCCAACACCGACGGCATCACCAGCAATGCCATGCCGGAATTCACCGGCACCGCAGAGGCCAACGCCACCGTCAAGCTGTACGACGCCAACGGCACCACCTTGCTGGGCTCGACCACCGCCGACGGCTCCGGCAACTGGAGCATCGCCAGCAGTACGCTGACCGACGGCAGCCATACGCTGACGGCCAAGCAGACCGACGCCGCCGGTAACACCTCGGGCGCCAGCGGTGGATTGGTGGTGGTGATCGACACCAGCGCCGCAGCGCCGGCTGCACCCACGCTGGCCGTTGCCAGCGATGGTGGCGTGCCGGGTGACGGCATCACCAAGTATGCCACGCCGACCATCACAGGCACGGCCGAAGCCCATGCCAGTGTGACGCTGTACGATACCGATGGCACGACCGTGCTGGGTATTGCGACGGCCGATGCCAGCGGTGCCTGGAGCCTCGTTTCTTCTCCCCTGAGCGAAGGCAGTCATACGCTGAGCGTGAAGCAGGTCGACCTGGCAGGCAACGTTTCGTCCATCAGCGCCGGCCTGGCGCTGACCATCGATACGCAGGCGCCGCCCGCGCCGTCCGTTCCTGTGCTGGCAGTCGCCAGCGACAGCGGCACCGTGGGCGACAACATCACCGATATCACCGCACCCGTGATCAAGGGCAGCGCGGAGGCCAACGCCACCGTCAAGCTGTACGATACCGACGGCACGACGGTGTTGGGCACGGCCGTCGCCGATGGCGCGGGTAACTGGAGCATCACGAGCAGTACGTTGGCGGTCGGCGTGCATACCCTGAGCGCCAGGCAGGTCGACCTGGCCGGCAACGAGTCGTCGGCCAGTGCATCGCTGGCGCTGACGATCAAGGCCTTGCCAACGCCGTCGCTGCCGACGACACCCGTTACCTCGATCGATGGCGTGGACGTGACGCAGCAGCCGGTTGCCTTGCCGGGCGGCGGCACAGGTACCCAGACCACGATTCCGATCGTCAGCAACGACCGCAGCGAATCGACCGGCAATGCCAGCGTCGCCGACATTCCACTGGTAACGGCGGGTGTCAATAACCTGCTGCTGGCGCAGCTGTCCCCCGGCTTCGGCTTGACGGCCAGCGGCGGAGCCAGTCAACCGGCCGGCAGTTCGATCGAGCATCTGCTTCAAGCCATCCTGGCGGCCACATCTGGCCATGCCGCCAGCGATCAGGGGCATCTGACCGGCAACGGCCTGGCGTTTTTGAACCAGTTGGCCGCCAGCGTGCCGCTGCTGGTACAGACCATTGTGCCGACCAGTACGCCGACGGCGCCGAGCGGCGCGCTGACGCTGACCGGCACCAGCACCGACGCGCAACACACGGCGTTGGTCATCGACGCCAGCCATCTGGCCGCCAGCAGCTCGCTGGTGCTAAACGCTGTGGATTTCGCCGCCATCGTCGGTGCCGCCAACGTGGTTGCCAATACCAGCGGGCAGGTTTTGGCGGGCGACGCCGCCAGCCAGCAATTCACGGTTTCTTCAGCCAGTGGCGGTGCAGTATTCTCGGGCGGCGGCAACGATACCCTGCTGTTCAATTCGCCGTCGGCCGCACCGGCCGGTGCCACGGGAGTGGCCGCGCGGGCTGCTGCCGGCGCTGACACGACCACTATCCTGCACGGTGGACTGGGCAGCGATACTGTGGCTTTCAGCGGCGCCAGTTCCGACTACACGGTGGAGGCCCATGAAGGCTATCTGATTGTGACCGCCAAGACGCAGCCGACGCAGCACGCGCTGGTATTGAACGCGGAGAACCTAAAGTTCAGCGATACCACGGTGGCCGTCGAAAATCGAGGGGTGCTGACGTCGATTGCCGGCCTGTACCAGGATATTCTGGGGCGCCAGGCCGACTACTTGGGCATCGAGTATTGGGCCACGGCGGAAAAGAATGGCGTCAGCATGGGCAAAATTGCGCTCGACATGATCAGCGCGTCAGAGGGCCACCTCTTGCAGTCCACGCCTTTTAACGGTAATAGCGCGCATGATCTGGAACTGCTGTACCAAGGGATCTTCAGTCGCCACAGCGATGCTGGTGGATTGACGTACTGGAGCGACAAGATGGCGCAGGGCATGAGCCTGGAATTGGTGGCACAGAACATGATCGCCGCCGAGGAAATGAACGGGCACAAGGTGGCGGTGCAGGACTGGAATTTCTTCGCCTAGCCGTGCCGTCGGTGCGGAGATCTGCTGCCTGAGGTCTCCGCTCGCCTGAGCTGTCGGGTGTGGCGCGACATCAAGTAACGATTTCGCGCCGCACACCAAGAGGCCTATTGATGCCCATCATGGGTAGCATGGCGAATGACCGGGCTGCCGCCTGTTGTTTTGACCTGGCGGTTTGCATTGGCCCGTACGCTACCGGAACCCGGCCGCCTCGCCACCTTAATTGCGCTGTAGGCGCTCGCTCGGGTGCTGACAGCTGACGGGCGCGCTGTAGCGGGTGGCGAGGGCGAAGCTGTCCAGCCCTATCAGATCGCCGCTGCGGTGTTCGACAATGCCGCTTGATCTGCAACGGCACACTGCAAGCAGAGGAGGGCGCCCAGCGCGTGCTTCATTGCAATCTTTCTATTTGCTCATGCTTGCAGATGGCACTGCCTTCGATTATGTCGGGTGCCTGTCTACCTGATCTTGGGCAGCATCAGAAAGAGACGAAGAAGCCGCCAAAACAGGGGCGAAATTTGGGCGAAAACGTGGACATTTCCAGACATTTCGATGGGGCCGAAAACGGCATTCCCACTATGTCTACCGAGGTTTGTGAATGTTCAAGACAAGAGGCAGGAATTTCTGTATAAATTGCTTCCTATCCCAAGGGCCAGCATTCATGCGGGCTCCAAGGGGGCGCGACAATTTGAGGGCGAAACGAGGGCGAATTGCTTACCGAATCATTCTTTTCTTTCCTTCGATCATTCTCAGGTAGAAGTCGGGCAGCAAACCATCATCGTGCTCAAGCCAGCGTGCATAAATTCGCGTGACCATCGTCGTATCCGCATGCCCCATCTGCTTGGCCACGTACATCAAATTTTCTCCGCATGAGAGCAGCGTCGAGGCGAAAGTGTGGCGCGTTTGGTACTGTGTTCGGTGCCTGACGCCCGCTTTCTTCAATGTTGGAATCCACACTCTATTCAGCCTGTCACTGGTGTCCCAGCCTCGTCCGGTCGCCGGATCGAGGAAAACGGGGCCATTGGCAAGACGGCTATATTGCTCTTGAGCTCTCAAAGCGTCATACGCGCCGCGACGAAGATCGATCACGCGCTTGCTGGATTTCGTCTTTGTATTATTGCTTGTTACGCCGACAACTCGCGCGCGCTCCACTTTTACCGTGCAATTTTCCCAATCGATCGACTCCCATTTCAATGCCATGTATTCGCTTGGGCGCATACCTGTTGCGAAGGCGAATAGCCAGATGTTGCGCAGTTGCTCATCTGCGGCTGTCAGTATTTTTTTGATCTCTTCAGCGCTGAACGGGTCAGCTGTGGGTGTTTTTGCGTACGCATCGCGACTGAGCACCTTCCGCAGCCTGACTCTATCAAGAGGGCTGCTTTCAATAAGATCATCATTCACTGCCTGGTCGAGCACGCTGCGAAAAGGTATCAACATCTGACTGATGGACGCGGCCGATAGGTGCAAAGTGCCAAGCCAGGCTCTTATCGCGGCTGGAGTCAGGTCGCGGACACGAGTTGACTCCCACTGCGGCTGCAGCTTTGAGGTATAGCTGCGGCGATAATTTTTTAGGCTGCTGGGCGCAAGTGTCCGCTCGTACACTGCGTACTGCTCCACGAGTAATTCGCCCACCGTCACGTTATTGCGATCCGTGCGAATCCCCAGCTTTGCGAGTTGAGGCGAATCAGGAAAATATTTGACGTACGAGAACGTGCCCATTTCGATCGCGTTGAGGATCTCGCCGCGCAGGCGCTCCGCATACCTAATATTTGCCTTCGAATGGGTCAGCAGCAAGGTCTCCCTGCATTCCGATCCACGATACATGAACTTTATTCTTATCGACTCGCTTTTGGCATGCGCACGTAGCTCAATGCCTGGCGCGACGGACTTACTTGTTCCCATTTTGCAACCCATTCTTCTACTGCCGGCAGGTTGATCCACAGCCGGCCATCCACAATTTTGCATTGATTGCCGTCGAGCCACTTGCCAGCCTTACGGCGGGCCTGCACGGAATCGACGGAATCGCCTGATATTTCGACGTAGCGCTCCAGCTTCACCCAGGTAAGGGGCTGGTGTGCACGCTCAATTGCGGCAACCATTCTGGCCACCACGTCGTGCTCGCTCATGTTCATGGCGCGCTCCCATCCGCCTTACTGACAGCGATAGCGGCCAAGCCAACAACTCGCGTTGGCGCCTTGATGTACCCGCTGTTCATTTCCACGTTTTCCAGGTTCTCGTGGCTGTAGACGACGCGGCCATTCAGATCTAACGCTGCGAAAAGGACGGCATACGGGTTTGTTTCGCCCTGAATCGCTGGGGCGGCAGGCGCTGCAGCGAGTATGGCGCGGAACACAGCATTGCCAGTCCAAATTTTATTGATGGCCGTGGTGTCGATCCGCACAGCCTGCGCGCCAGCGGCCTGCATGGCGTCATTTGGCTCGGCGGGCACCTGCTTCCAGCCATCCGGCACGGCCAGGTGCTGCGGCGCTGCGGCGACCGAAGGAGGCGCAGCTTGCTCCAGCGCGTCAATACTATCGTTGTTGATCATTCTGCATGCTCCAAAAAGGTTATCTCGCTGGGCTGGCGCGGTGTCGCGTCGCCCATCAGGTAAAGCACGGAAGACACGCCGCCGCCCAGCACCTGGGCACCCATGGCGCGCAAGTGGTGCTGCTTGCCCTCGAACAGCACGGGCTGGCAGGTGTGGATCGCACGCAGCACCGCACGGTCCAGCTTGTAGGCGGCCTCGCCGGGGTTTCCGGCGCAGGCGCTGGGCTGCGGCCGCTCATTGCGCCACCGGCGCACGGCGGGCAAACCAAGCCACCGGGCCGTCTTCGCTTTCGTGCAGGGCCAGCAGGAACCAGTCATCGCCAGCTGGCGACGCAGGCTGCCAGGAGGCAATTGCACAGGGATCACCATCACCGTAGCTATCGAACATGGCCGGCGCGTCACTCTCCATCCAGACCATCTGCATCAGTAGCCCATGGGACTGGAGCCATTTCTTCACATTCTCGACGTCGCCATAATCAATAGCTGGCAGGTCCGGATGGGCATACGATCCGTTGGTGTCGCGCACGACCGGCGCCCATTCAATAAGCTTGCTCATATTTACCTTTCAGGTTGTCGCGGCCAGGACGCCCGCCAGGGTCGCCACCACGTAAATCAGGATCAGGGCCGCCGCCACTCGCGCGGCGCCGGGGCTACGCTCGCTGTTCGGCATTTCGTCGTTGTCGGTCATGGCTTCACCTTTACGGCTCTCCCGCCGCGCCACCGCCAGCCTGGCGCAATCTGGCTGTAGCGCCACATACCCATGCGATCGCTGGTGGTCATGCGCGGCCACGGCTTGCCGCCGCACTCCCATTCCGGCCCCTCCCAGTAGTCCGCTGGCAAGCGGGCGTGATCGTAATGCTGGCACCAGCCGACGCGCGAATCATGGCCGTACCACTCGCCATCAAAGTCCTGGCGGCCAAATTCCGGGATGCCACTGATGCGCTGCCACAGGGCATATTCAGCTGGCCGGTGCAGGCGTAACCATTTTGCGCGCGTAAAGGAGAATGGCTCGTCAGCCAGGCCTTGCTCGCCCGATGGGGCATACTTCGTCGTGTCACCATGGCTGCGCAGCAACTGGACGGCGCGCTTTGCCTGCTTCTTATAGATGCGCGGGTTCACGGTGCCACCCGCTTGAACTCGATCACCCACACCCATGGGTTGGCTGCCCAGCTACCGGCGCCGTTGATGGATTCCCAGAGGTGGCTGAAGTGCTCGCTCGGTGTCGCGTGGTAGTTGTAACTTGGAATGACGCCATGGCCACCAGGCGTGCCTTCGGCGCGTGCGTCGGCGTCGCTGCAGTCATTCAGGCGCTCGACGCGCACGGACACGATCTCCAGCAGGATGCGGCTGGCGCGCCGGGGCATGTGGATGGATGGATGCCACGCCGAACGCGGGTCGCCATCACCATCGTCATCGCCGGACCATTGAAAGGCACCGTCAGCCGCATAGATTACATGGCCAGAGTAGTAGCCTTGGCCGAATGGCATTTCGCTGATTGCCGTCGCAGGGCGATCAGGCGCCCAATCAATCAGATTGCAGGCCTCATCCCATGCGTGGCTGATGACGCCCCACGTCTCGCGCACCCAGTTGCGATCGCCTGGCTGGCCATAGGGGCAATGCGCGACCATGCCACCCGCATAGGTGGCCGCGCCATCAATAACCGATTGCGGCGCAGGCGCCGCCAATCCGACTTTCTTGACGATGCGCCGTGTCTGCGTCTTGCTGCCGTCGAGCGCGGCGCGCACCATGGCGCCGTTCATGAGGATAGGGCGCTCTTTCATGCTTTTTCTCCAACAGCCGGCGTGGCCGCAAACATATCGGCGGTTTTGGTATCGCGCACCACCGGCGGCGGCAGCACGTCCAGGAATTCGCCGATGGTCAGTGCGTTGTCGCGTGGGCCATACGGCAGACAGTCGACGGTCCAGTCGTCCGGAAGGTCGGCCTCGGTCCGGATTTCTCCATCGGCCACCGCGTCGATGGGCTGGTCTTTGATCTCGCCAAAGTCCGACTTAAAGCGGATTTCGGCTTCGCGCTCGCTGGTGGCCATGATGACGGCCGTCAGGGTGGCGCTGACGGTGTAAAGGCGGTTGATCATGTGGCGCCGCCTTTCAAGACTTCGCGCACGCCGACCATCACCTCATCGAACTCGGCCGACGTGCACGGCATGCCTTCGTCGTGATCGGCGATGCTGTCGCTGTCGTCGAGCTTCTTGATCGCCAGGAGCAGGGCGCTCGCCGTGCGCAGCTTTTCTTCCAGGACTTTGGCATATGCATTCATGCCAGCCGCCGTCCAGCCACCGCCAAGGGCATCGTCATGCAAGCTATCGAGCGCATTCCAGCAGGCGACCAGGCGACGGGCGTTGGCCTCGCGCATGCCGGGCGCGTTCTTGAAGTCGATGACGACGGCGATGGCGTGGCCAGTGAACTCCGGCCCGGTGCCGCAGATGACAGTTTCGTGCGCGCCGTCATTGTCGAAAATCTGGTCGTCCACCACCAGCAGGCAGGGGGTCTGTTCGCTCATGCTGCTGCTCCCGCCACGGCCGCGACCGTGTAGATACCCTGCGTGCCCTTGACCACGCCGCCGGCTTCCATCGCCTCGATCAGCCGGGCCGCCCGGTTGTATCCAATGCCCAAATACCGCTGCACCAGGGATATCGATGCGCGCTGCCGGCTGCGCACCAGCTCGACGGACTGCTCGTACAGCGGATCGCTCGCGCTGCCGTCAGCTGGCGGCACGGTACCGGGCGCTTGGCCGTTCAATTCCAGCACCACGCGTTGCTCACGCACAGGCTCATGGCCTTTGGCTGGCGCCGCGTTTGCGGCCGGGCGCGCCGCAGGCTCCAAGGCATCCACTTCACCGCCCAGCGCATCGACCAGGTCGGCCAGCAGCTTGGCCAGCTCGCCCGCCATCAGGGCGAAATCGCTGTCGAAGCGCTCGTCGTCGTTGCGCGTGGCGCTTTCTTTGATGATTTCCAGCGGCTTGACCGACTTGATGGCCAGGCTCTCGTCCAGCACGAAGCTGATCTTGTCGCTCCAGGTCATGGCCAGGCGCGTGCACTGCTTGCCGGCGGCGATGTGGCGACGGATATCGTCCGCTTCCAGGGTGTGGCGCTTGTATGCCACCTGGGCCTTACTCTCTCCAGTGGCGCGCATGATTGCGTCCTGGTCGACCGTGAAGCCGGCAGGGGATTCGTCCGCTTGCAGCCACTCCGTCATTGCGCCCACTGGTGAGCGCTGCACGCGCAGGCTTTCCAGCGGCAGCTTGTCCACGGACTTGAGCAGCAGCTTGATCACTTCATCGGCCTTGGCCGGGCTGGCCGCGTCCACCACCAGCCAGCCGTTGACCGGATCGATCCACACGGCCGTGCTGCTGAGGATGGCAAAGGCGCGCGGCAGCAGCTCGTCAGTGACGCGCTCCTTCAGTTCCTTCATGGCCTTCTTTCCGGGCGCGAAGCCCTGGGCTTCTTCCATTTCCAGCGCGCGGGCGGCGGCCACCTGGTTGATCACGGTCGACGGCAGCAGCTTTTTCTCGGTTTTCAGCTGCAGCAGGAACTGGCCGCCGACGGCGTGCACGAGCGGCTGATCGGCGCCGCGCGGCGCGGCCCAGCCTTGGCGTACCAGATCCATACTGGTGGCGGGCGTGAACTGCTGCGGCGCCAGTGCCTGCTCGAGCAGGGCGGCCGTCATGGAGAACCCGGCCAGACGGTAGATTTGTAAGTTTTTGAAGAACATGGTCATTTCCTAAGTAGTTCGAAGGCGTTTTCAATGCCTAGCTTTTCGATTTGTCGATTTAAACGCTGGGCGGTTACCCCAAGTTCAATAGCCCAATCCTTTCGACATTGAGTTTTACCGCCGTACTCAATCAAATGTGTGCTACGTCTATTCCTGCACTGCTCACTGTTCGACGCCCACCTGCAGTTTTCTGGCGCATAACCTTTGCTGTTGTCGATGCGCTCGATCGACATGCCAGGTGGCCGCTCACCCATGTCAGCTAGGAATACTTCGAAAGAATCCCATGCTTCACAAACGGTAATTCCCCGGCTGCCATAATCTGCATAGCCAGATGCAGTTGGGTTCTGGCAGCGCGCACGCATGGTTTTCCAGATGACATGAGTTGTTGTGCGGGACATGCCATGCGTCGCACGGCCTCGATTTCTCTCGACAGTGAGGCAACCGCATGACTGAGTAGCACCGGATGAAAGGTGCTGACTACGAACAGTCGCCTCTCTTCCGCAGTCGCACACGCAGCGCCACATAACGCGCTTTGCTCCGTTTGGATTACGCTCGATTACGCGTAGGCGGCCGAATCGCTGACCTGCTAGTTGCAACATTTTCATGAGAATCCTTTTCGTACTGCAATGCGCCACTCAGGTGAATGCCAGCAACTGGTTAATTACGTTGTCCAGGTCCTGCCTGGTGTATTTGGTCAAAATCCGGGACAGGATCACGTCGATGGTGGCGCTGTACAGCGCCTCAAACTGGATCTCGTCCATTTGCGCAAACGAAATGCTTTTCGCCTCCAGGCGCACCTCGCCCTTGAGGTTCACCGTCGATTCGAAGAAGCCGGCCAGGATCGCTAGGTCTTTCCGGAAGCGCTCCTTGTTCTTCGCCACTGGCTGGCCCTGGTAGGTCAGGCCGCCGCGCGGTTCCCACTGATCAAAGGCGAAAGTCACCAGGGCGAAGTATTTTTTGTGGAACTGGTAGTTCCGCACCTTCTTGAAGTCGGCGTGCATCAGCGCGCCGGCTTTCATCTTCTGGATGAAATCGGCTGCCGCCTCGTCGTGCGGCACGAGGATGTTGGCCATTTTCATGAGCACGATTTCTGTCAAGGCGGTGCTCCTGCAGCGCGGCGCGCCGTCACGCTGGCACCGCTTTCCCGATATCAGCAGCGACTCGGACGATGGCGCGGCGTGTGGCGGCCTCCACACCTCTCACCAATCCCCTCACATCAACGAGGTAATTCGCATGACTAACTTCGCTCGGGTCATCCGACGAAAACATACTTTCTGGAACATAAGGGACAGTGATGCCGCGTGGATGTTTTGTATATCTGGATCGCAAACTCTCAGACTTATGAGCAGCAACATAGTAGTTTTGATCGGCGCGAAAGATGAATTCGACTCCCATTTTTACAGCCAGGCACAGCGCGTGACCATCGTCGGTGAGCGGGTTCCAGTTCGTCTTGTCGGTGGTCCAGAGGCCAAGGTGATCAGCGCCGGCGGCGTCACGTTCAGCTTGCTTTGTGGCGTTGACGGTCAATCCCGCCGCCTTGGCCGCCAGCACCAGCAGTTCGCGGTCGGTACTCACGCCGCAACTTTCGACGGCGTCACGCGCTCCAGGTCATAGCAGCCGCGAATACCATCTAGCCAGATGACGGCGGTGTGCCCGCTTAGCACCTGAGCCTCGCTGGTGGTGACCGTCTCGCGGATTTCGCCACTATCCAGTTCGACGCTGACGGCGGCGCCGACCTGGTGCGCGGCATTGAACTTGTCGCAAGCAGCCTGGAGCTTTGCAGACGCCTGTGCCTGACGTTCGGCTCGGGTGGTCATGCTGCACCGCCCAGGTCAGCCACGTCGATCACGATGCCTCGGCAGTACGGTTCGCCGCCTTCCACGATTTCAAACGTGGCGTGCGGCATGTCGGTGCGGTAAGTCCAGCTATAGCCGTCTTCCTTGGCCCACAGGGCATCAACGGCGCGCACCTGCGGCGCCCGGGCGAAATAATCCTTGAGTGCATCGTCGTCGTGCTGGATATCCTCGCGGAACGGCAGCAAGCCCTTGGCGTCGAGCAGAGCGATGGTCGGCGCGCCGCACTCGTCGTCTATGAAGCCACGGAACTCCATCAGGTCGTCGCTGGCACCAAAGATCACGATCAAGCCGGCCGCCTTGGCCTGCATTTCCTCTTCTTTCAGCATTTCCTTGCCGTATTCGCGGCCCGTCAGCAGGCCAGCCAACAGTTCCTTGCTCAGCTTGATCGGCGCGGCTTCGGCCAAGCTGGCCGGTTTAACGGCCGGCTGCGGCGCAGTGTGGTTGAACGCCGCCTGATCGATCTTCGAATACGGAAACTGGTCGGCGAACTTCTTGATGCGATGGATGAAAAACTTGCCTTGCGACTCAGCGCCCAGGAATTCAGCGAACAGATCGGCGCTGAAATTCTGGTAGTGGTAAATGTCGCTCTGGCCGGTCGACTTCTTCGGGTGGAACTGGATGGCCAGCACGTTCAGTTCTGGCACGTGGCCGATGGCTGCAAACTGGCTGGACTCGACCTGATACATGACGATTTGAGGGATGGTGCTCACAATGTTTTCCTAGTAATGGGTGGGGCGGTGGTTATGCGGCTTCGGCGATCAGGCCGGCGCGCGCGGCGACAAAGTCGAACTTGGCCAAGCGGTCGATGGCCTCGGCCGCCGTCAGGCCGAACTGTTCGAACAGCACATCGAGGATGTCGCTGTCGGATGGGTAGAGGTCATCGGCAGCGGCGTCGAGGAGGTCAGGCGATGGCGCTGGGCGGCTCGGCGCCGGGACCGGTGCAGCGGCTGCTGGCGTGCGGCGCGTGGTGATAGGCGCGGTAGATTTGGGCGTCGCCACTTGGGTGACCGGCTCGGCGGCACGCTCCGCAGCGATCTGCGAGGCTTGTTCTGCCAGTTGGCGTTGCGTGTCGGCGGCCGTGCGCTCGCGTTCGGCCTGTGCCGCCTCTGCCGCGAGGCGGTCAGATTCGACCTGTGCCAGGCGGATCGTTTCGGCGGCTGCCTTTTCTGCCTTGACGCGCTCCTCTTCCCGGATCCGTGCCCGCTCGGCTTCGGCCTTTGCTTCCTCCGCGCGCTTGTGGTCCGCGATGCGGGTGGTGATGATGAGCTGGAAGTCTTCCATTGGCTTGCCGATGATGTTGGCCATGTCCATGAACAGGAAGCCGTAGGTAGCGGCGTGTTCGCGGCACCAGGCCTGCTTGGCGCGGTAGTCGGCGGCTTGTGTGTTGGCGGCGATCTTGGCATTGGCCAGCGTGGTGCTGACGGCATCGCGCAGGCTGCCCAGGGTGCGCTTGTTTTTCATGGCGCCTGCAAAATCCGGCTGGGGCTGCTGCAGGCGCAGCGGCGTGATTTCGGTTTCGAGCGCGGCGATGTGGGCGGTAAAGGCGTGCCGGCCTTCGTTCAGGATGGTTTCCTTGATCTGTTCCTTGCGGGTTTTCACCAGCTTTTCCAGTTCCAGGCGCTTAGCGCGGAACTGCGCCTTAATGTGGTCGACCGTGCGCATCACCTCGTCAATGGTAGCGGTCTGTGCCAGGGCAGCAGACTTGGCCAGTTCCAGCTTGTCTTCCGCTTCGCCGCAATACTTGACGGTGTTTTCGGCATTGGCGAAGTCTTCGTCGGTTTCCAGCTTGGTGTTGATTTTGGCAATGAACTTCTCGGCGGCGGCCTTGTACGCTACCAAATTGCTGCTGACGACCTTGCCTTCGGTCTGGACGACCAGGGCGGGTAGGGCGGCGATAGGCTCGGCTGCTGGCTTCTCGGCAATGTCCATCTGTGTGTAATTTGCGACGTCGATATCGAACTGCTCCCAGCCGCCGACAATGCGCGCGAACCAGGCTGTGTCCGGATATACCCACATCCAGACCATGTTGTTTTCAGTGCCGTCGGACGTCATGAACAGCCACTTCTCGGCGCCGGTCACCATCAGCTGCTGCTGGACCTGCGGCTGGTGCTCTTCCGGCAGCTCGTCGGAGCGAACCGACGCCGCCAGCTCTGCATTCCATTGCTTGTGCTCGAAGCCGATGGTTTCGGCCATGTTTAAGCCGTCGCACGAGGCGCTTTCGCGGCCCAGCGACAGGGTGGCGGGGTAGAGGTCGTCGCCGATGATGCGCTCGGCGAACGGGCGCGCCAGCGCTTCGACCTCGTGGCCATAATCCAGGATGTTTTCCTGTACCCAATCGCTGAATTCCTTGGCCAGGCCTGTCGCCTTCATGCGCACCAGTTCGCTGCGAGTTACCTTCTTCGACAGACCCAGCATCGCGGCTGCCTCGCTGGCGCCGTGGTGGTTGAAGCGGAACGCGTGCCAGTCGTCGCTGCCTTGGAGCAGATTGTGGATTTCGCGGGTGAGTGTGTTTTCGCGTTGCATGATGTGTCCTCGATGGTTTTATTGTTGGATGTGGCGATTACTCGTTTTCATGCGACCAGCTGTCGATGGTCAGTTTTTGCGCTTCGGTGAAGGTTGCGCGGGTGCTGAGCATTGCGATCAGCTGCGCCGGCGTTTTCTTCTTACTCAGGATGGTTTGGCGCCATTCCGGCGTTTTTTGCTTGAACAGCTCGTCAGTACATTCCGGCAGCTGATCGATGGTGCGATCATCTGCAGCAGGTGCGGCCGGCGTGATGTCGCGCATTTCGCGGTTCGTTTCTTCAAGCTCGTCGGGCGTATAGACGCCCAAGATCACGTCAGGGGCATACAGCCGGCTCCAGCGCTTCACAGCGAGGTAGGCCAATTGCTGGCGCGGGTCGGTCGCCCAGAGCGGCGAGTTGCGCACGGTGGCCTGGACCAGCAGCAGTTCGAGATAGCGCGGCTCGCTTTCGCCGCGCAGCGTCGCCCAAATGCGTACGCCGCAACCTTCTTCGTCTTGCATGGGATAATCCGGCACGCGGTATTGATAAGCTTTTTTGTAGTCTTTATCGCCCGGCTTGCCCTTGGCAGCCGCCTCGCACACGCGCGTTTTGCCAATGATTTTCTCCCACGTCCCGAACCATTCGTAATTGAACCGGTCGCGGGTGACGCCGCTGGACTGGATGGCCGCGTTCACCAGTTGCCCTTCGTATCCGAGCGTGCCGTTCACCAGGTGCGTCTTCTGCGCCACTGCGAATGGGTTCATCTTCCACTGCATGGCCTGCATGACGACAGCAGCGCAGTCGGCAGAGCTTCCTTTCAGGTGATCCGGGATGGTTGAGCGGCCCTTGGCCATGATGTCGGCCAGGCGCATGATGCTATCCATGCTCGCAACATCGAGGATCAGGGAGGCGCTGCTGGTACTGGCGACGGACAGATCGCCTTGACCGTACTGTGCTGTTTGCAGGGCCGTTTGACCCTCTTGGGTTGCTGCGTTCATGACTTTTTCCTTGTGAGTTTTATGATTTCCGACTTCAACAGCGCCAGGCGGACGGCGTAGACGATGGCGTGGCCGGCATGCCAGTTGCGCAGGGCCTGGCTGGCCACGTCCACCACGGCTTGGCTTACGATGTCCACTGCGCCTCCCGGTGGGCGCGGCCCAGGCGCTTGACGCGCGCAGCGGATTCGTCCAGGTCGATTAGCGCTTCGATCTGCGCGGTGATCAGTTCCTTGCGCATTTCTTCAAGCCCTGCCAGCTCGCGGCGCACGCCGGCCAGGCGCATCTTGTTCATGTGGTGCTGGTGCTGCGCCTGGTAGTGGCGGTGGGCGGCCAGCAGGCGGTGGAAGAGGGCGATCATGGGCGCACCATCGCAGTCACACCCAGGGCGCCATTGTCGTAAGCCGCGTCCTGCAGGGCGCCCAGGTCGCCAATGGCGGGATAGCTGTGCATTCCTTCGGCAGTGCGGATGGTGATGATGTAGCTCACGATGCGCTCCCTTCACGTCCAGCCAGCAGCACGCGGATGCCGTTGCGTGCGGTCGTGGCCTTGGGTCCGTAGCAGGCGCCGGCCGGGATATGGTCGGTTGCGTCCAGGCAGCCGCTGTTCAGCGCCGATTCGACGCCAGCGTCCTGGTGGGCAAAGGCGAGGGCGGCAGACACGGCCAGGCGGGACTGGCGTCCGGCGGTGACATTGCGGGCGGCGATCATTTGGCGCGCTCCGCAAGCATGGCGTCGGCCATGTTGTATGCCTCGCTTGCCGTGAGCGTCCAATGGTCTTCTTCTGGATACTCGAGCGCCCAGTTATATGCTGCCGGCAGAGCTTTTGCGGCAAAGTAGTCGCGCAGCGTCATGCCTTCCGCGAGGCGTTGCGCCAGGCCTACTGTGCCTGGCTGGTGCGCGGCAAAAGGGTCATGCACTGGAAACGCTGGCCCGCCTGTGTTTTTGCTCATGTCCCGCTCCTTTGGTTAATTGGCTGTTGACGACCCGGTCAATTCGTCGGGCGTGTGATTCCTGCGGCTGGTGGGCCGCCAACAAAGCAAGGGGCTGGTCACAAACCCAGCTGCTTCAAGGCCGGTCTTCGCTTTTGCTGCGCGACGATCGAGGCGAAGTTCACGCCCGTCCCTTGCTTTGTTGGCCGCCGGTTACGCCGGCGAAACGGGCCAGGGCGACTGACCGGACTGAAATTAGGCTGCCGACACCTGCGAAGGGCGAAAGCGCTGGCTTTGCGTCGAGCCGTCCAGCAGCACTTCCAGGAAGTCCCCACGGGCGCCCGGATGCGTCTTCACGAACTTGCCCGGGCGCGGCAGCGGCTCGGTTTTCGTGCCCTTCACATTTACCTTCTGGTTTTCTTTGAAATTCGACATGCTGTATTTCCTTCAAGGTTGGTTGCGGCGCCGGGCTTCCCCGGGCGCCTGATCCTCACGAAGATCAATCGGGGCATGCTGATCCCACAGGGCATTTATCCGGCCTGCCGGCCTGTCCCGCCTTGAACTACGGCGCGGGCGACCGCTGATCTTGTTTGGCCAGCTCGACCAGGTGGCCGACCTCCTTGCCGTAGAAGGTGTTGCAGGGCGAGGCCATGCGTGCATCCGTCAGGGCCATGGCATGCGCCACACTTTTGTTGCGGGCGCGGACCTTGTTGCGGTACGTGCCGTCCGTGAAGCGAATCGTGACGTCGAAATGAAAGCGCGGGGCTGGCGCCTGGTGCTGCGCCAGTTCAGCTTGCAGTTGGGCGGCGTCGTGGTCGCGGGCGCTCACGCTGCAACCTTCGAAAACTCGCCGACAGCGTCCTCGACAGACCAGTCCGAGGCGAACAGTTCGTCAGCGAGTTCCAGTGCTGTCGCATCGAGCTTGAATTCCAGCAGCGCTTCAAGAACCGTCACCCAGCGGGCGAAGGCGCGTTCTAGTGCAAAGTCGCTGCAAGCCTCGGCGCTGCGGAAGCTGCGGACATTGGCGATGATGTCTGTGTGCATGGTCTCCTCCAGTGAGTGATGGACTAGCCGTGCGCTTCGACGTGCACCACCGGCATTACTTCGCCGGCGGCAATCAGGGCTGCTTCAAGGGCTTTCAGTTCGGCTGGCGACATAGTTTGCTCCGGTGTTTGTTGTTGGATAAATGAACTATAGCAATTTGCTTTCAGCATAGCAAGAGCAATTTGCTTTTATCTTTTTGAATTCCTGTAAAATGTTTCAGTCGCCGGAAATTTCAGGCGACTGGAAGCCCGAACCAAATCTCGCCGGGTTGTGCAAGTCCAGATAGATGGAGCTGGTACCGCCTCCCACTACCCAAGGGGCAACCAGCGAAACGAGCAAGGCGTGTAGGGCGGCAAGAAGGCGTGGATTGGCCGCAGGCGTGGGTGATAGAGGGCAGAGCGCCAATTGACGGGAGCCGGAAACGGCCGAACGTCTGCCCTGTGAAACGCGTCCCTGGATACTCAGCAGAAATGTGGTACTTCACGGAGTAAAGTTTATTGCTTGACTAATGGAAAGTGCTGTTCTCGGTCCCGAAGCATAGGGCATAGAAAAAAACGCAGTGCTCTGGACCTTGAAGACCAAGGTCAAGAGCTAACTTCAAGAGCAAGTTAACGATTTTTGAGTACCTTTTAGAGCGGAAAACATAGTGGAAAATAATTTGGTCCCGATGGGACAAAAAAAATCCCCGACTGGCGGGGAGGTTGCAGAGCTATTGAATGCTGATGATGGCAGTCATCTTGACATGATTATGATGCCGTGTACTCCATCCAAGGAATCCGCGATGGGTCCACGTTTGCAAGGAATTGCACCAGATCTTTTCGACCCTGATACTGGAATCTGCCGCGGGAATCTTGCGACGCCAGAACAATTGGCGCGCCTGGGAAATATGGTTGGAAAGCTCTCATTGCGTCCTGTGCCGCGATCTGACTTTGCATAGCGCTCGGTTTAACGACAACGATGGCAAAGGTTACATTCTGCTCTTTAATTAAAGCTCCTTGAAATTTCATTCTTACCTTTCGTAGTAAATGGATGCGCCCACAGCAGGGAAGCAATAGGGCGCACATCATTGTAGTGAAATTGATAAGTTGAATTATCACGAAAGGTAACACGGGCGTGGATTGGCGAACTACATGCTTAAGCTGGAAATCGAGGACTGACTGCGTGTCAGCACCTAACCAGCCAGCCCATCGCATGGTGCGCTGCTGGTGCCCGGCATAAAAAAACCCGCGCGCGGCTGGCTGATGGCCTAATCAAGATGCTTTAGAGTCTTAAAAGTAAGGCCCAAATTAGTTGCCTTGAGCACTTCAAATCTGGCCCCCTTAAAGCCGATAACGCGCCCTTCTCCCAGATCGTACTTTAGGTCCTGACTAAACGCGGGTCGAGCAAGGTCATTTTGATACTCTCGATAAACGAGAGAAATCACGTTTTTGGACACTCCGGTGTAGATCAATTCTTTCTTCTGATTGTCAGGGGAGATTTCGACCATATCTGATACTTTTTCAAAAATTATGGGCATCGTAGGTTTGTCAACAAAGGCATGGGTTTGTGTTCTTGGCGACCAAAATACCAGTACCGCTTCGGACGCATTCTTCGGAACGAAAATTCCTGCTCGACTTTTCTCACGGGAATTGACTGTTGGCAGGGTTCTGTAGGCATTCTCAGAGGCAAAAAATGAGCCATTTAGATCTTCGCCGATTTTTCTTAGTGTCCCAGATGGAATATCTAAGCGAACTAGCACACCGTTATTGCGCGTTTCATGAGTCAGGTCATTTGGTAATTTTATCGCTTGAGTAGATAGCGAATAACGTCGCGATATCAATGTATTTCCCAACTCCGTGGTTATTACTTGATCCAGTGAGGGGCTATTTTCAACGCTAAAGACTCCGGGTTTAAGGTTGATTGTATGTTGCTCAAGTGTGGTGCGCTGCACAGCTATAGGTCCACCCGGTTCGATATTCGGACTTGCGCAGCCGATAATAACGGATGCCAGTGCTAATGCGCTAAAAGTTTTTCTCACCTGAATCCCAATCGTAGACTTAATGAATAACAACCACATTTCTATAGTCGATCCTTGAAATTGCGCGCCTCGAACCGCACTATGCGCCCAACAATAATGCAATCACCTCCACGGCAAAGCCTTCTCGCGTATTGCGGGTCGCCATTTTCGGAGGTCATGTACCACTCGCGCCCCTCATATTTTAGGCGCTTAATGACGGACTCGCCATTGAAATTAATGGCGTAGACGCCTCCACTTATTTTTTTATTATCGGCGATATTTACCACGGCGATATCGCCCTGGTACAGCAGGGGTTGCATGCTATCACCTCGCACTTTGACTGCAATCAGACAGTGCGGGACATAATCATTTTCCTCGACCCACTGCAATGGTACATCTAATGTGCCGCCATCTTCAAAGTCTTGCTCCACTTCAAATCCCATGATCCCGGCCTGCAGGTGCATTGTGACGAGTTTGATGGGAATCGTCGCAGGGCTGGATTCGCCTACCGTAACGCGGCGGGCGCCTGGCAATAGAGGGTGGGCAGGGGAGGTAGACACGGGATCGCCGTGATCTTGAGGGACATCCTCAATCTGGTCGCTGCCGTGGTTAGCATCCATCCAACCCTCCGGTTTGCCGCAGCCGGCTTCCAGCTTGCGAGCCAACTTATCGCCCACTCCGCGCGCGGTGCCGGTGGATGACTTCGCACTATTCAATATTTGACTGAGATACATGGGGGCTGTGGCTGCGCGTTGCGCCACGGCGTCCGCTGTCCTGAATTCTTTGACGAGCGTTCGGAGATTTTCGATGCGGATTTCTTTAGATGTAGCCATAGGGACATTTAATAGCAAAACGCTTTATATAGGAATATGCAAATTGCTATTGCCAGAGTAAAAGCAAATTGCTATAGTGAGGTCATGAAACTCATCGAATACGTCAAAGGTCGCGGATCCCAGCGCGACTTAGCCGACAAGATCGGCATCACCCCAGTGCTTATTAGCCAATGGGCGAATGCGCTGCGGCCAGTTCCTCCTGAGCGCTGCGTCGAGATCGAACGCGCTACAGGAGGCGAGGTTTCCCGCAAAGACCTGCGCCCAGAAGACTGGCACAAGATCTGGCCCGAACTGGTTGCTGTCGACCCGGGCCACGCCGTCCGCCAGCCGCCCACCACCAACGCCATCTTTGACACCGTACCTGCGCGCACTGCAGTCGGCATTGACGCAGGAGCGAAGCCATGATGCCCCTGATCCCAATTTCCCCGCCTCGGCCGGCAGATGACTTCGTGCACGTCCCGCTGCTTGAAACGCAACAGTTGCCGCCTGTTGTGCCGTTCGAGGAGTGCGCATCGCCCTCAAGCGAGCGCCCACCGTAAAACAGCACCAAGCACGACCTGCATTTCGCTGCACCCAAACCCTGTAACACCGACCACCAGGAGAAAACCATGAAACAGAAGCAAAAACGCACCGCACTCGTAAAGGGCTACATCACGGACGACAACAAGGATGCCTTGCAAGCCGCGTGCACTGCGATGCGCAAGAGCGTCAGCGACGTGCTGAACGAATGCACCATCGTAATCATCCGCAATCACCTGGACGCCAGGCCGAAACGGAATGATACGCCGCCGTTTTCCAGCGGAGCTAGGCCCAAATTAATAAATAACAGGGCCCAGATTGTGCCGGCACCGCGCCCGTGCTTCGGCGTCGTCCCACGCGTCGTGCGGATGCGGGTTTAACGGCATGGAGGCAGCTATTGAATAAACATGCCGAGGTCACAGCCGAGGAGAAGGAGCTGATCTTCCAGCGTTCGATGATTTACCGCCAGGCCGAGAAAGACCTGCAGGGCGCCAAGGACGGGGAGGGCGAGATCGCGGCGAAGGCCGCGCACAAGGAAGCGCGCCAGAAATGGCGCGATGCCACCGACAGGGTGGCGAAGAAATACGAGGTGCCGCGGCGCGAGCCGCCATAACGAACCCGCACCCAACAGCTACAGCATCGCATGGCCGGAATCGGCCACTTTAATCACCATCAATTAGGAATATGACATGACGCAAACAACTGCAATCAAGCCGTACCGCTCACTGGACGACGCCCACGGCAACAACGAATTGCTCGACTTGCTGCTGGCCAAGGGCCCGAAGAACGACGCAGCTCTGGCTCGCGCGCTGGAAGTGGCGCCACCAGTGATTTCCAAGATTCGCCATGGCCGCCTGCCTATCGGCGCCTCGCTGTTGATCCGCATGCACGAGGTGTTCGACGTGTCCATCGGCGAGCTCAAGCGCATCGCGCGCGCCGAGGTGGCGGCTTGACCTGGACGACCAAGCAGCCGGAAGGTGGCGCGCCGACGCAGGCCGAGCAGGGCGCCCAGCATCAAGAGCACGTCGAGCGTGAACTGGCGGTCGACCCCGGCCATGTCCGAACGCGTCAGCACTACGAAGCAATGCTGCAGGAACTGCAAGGCCAGAAATGAAAAAAGCCCGCTTGCAGGCGGGCTTCCTTGAAACGCAATAAATCCCGGAAAGAATTTATGACGCCAATTGTACAACAACATCCGACCATGACCAGTCGTGAAATCGCGGAATTGACTGGCAGCACGCATGATGCGGTGCTGAAAACCATTCGCCGCTTGCTCGCCGAGGGTGTCGTTTCTGGAAACGAGACCCCATACAAGCACCCGCAGAACAGCCAAACGTATAGCGAGTTCCTCCTGTCGTTCCGCGACACGATGGTGGTCGTTTCCGGCTATAGCGCCGAGCTGCGCGCCAAGATCATCGATCGTTGGCAGGAACTTGAGGCGAAGCAGTTGGCCACGCCGGCCGCCGCACCGAAGCCCAGCGCAATCTCGCCCGCCAAGGAATTCCGCGCCATCTTCGGTATTGCGCGCCTGATCGGCCTCGACAAGAATGCCGCTGCCATCAGCGCGAACCAGGGCACGGCCGCCCTGACCGGAGTCAACATGCTGCAGCTAATGGAGCGCACGCACCTGGCCACGCCCGAGCAAGAAATCTGTTTCACGCCTACAGAAATGGGCCGCCGCTTCGTCAAAAGCGCCAAGGACTTCAACCAGCTGCTGGCCCAGGCTGGCCTGCAAGAGCAGATCGCCGGCCACTGGGTGCCGACGGCGAAAGGGCGCGCGCATGCCGTGGTGCTCGATACCGGCAAGGCGCATTCCAGCGGCACGCCCATCCAGCAAGTGAAATGGCGCGATTCCGTGCTGGCGGAGGTGGCATTGTGACTGGCCAAGCTGACAATCGCGCGCGCCCGCCTGTTGGCGTAGCTACCATCCGCAATTCCGCCAACGCCGACCGCGCTGCCGAAATCCTGGCCACAGTCAAGCGCTGCGGCGCCGCAACCATCGGCGATATCGCTCTTGATCTGACCCTGCACCGCGAAACCGTCCGCAAGCGCCTGGCCAAGCTGGTCAAAGCCGGCCAGCTGGTGCTGATTGAGCCAGCAGCTGCGCACGTTCGCGCCCTGTACGGCATGCCCGATCTGGACGATCAGGCTGAATTTGACCTATACCGCAAACGTAGCAGCAACTGGCCGCGGGGAGAGCATAGCCGTGATCCTTTGGTGGCTGCGATGTTTGGCGCACCTGCAGCAGAGGTGGTGCGATGCTGAAAATGCAATCTTCAAATGTTGTCGGCGAACCATTGATCGTCGATCCAGTCCTTTGCGATCTTCAATGCATGCTCACGGGCCTCCTTCTCTGTTTCTGGAGGCCGCAACTCGTTGCGGATTCCGGATGCCGTCTGAACCTTGGCAAGCGGAGCTCTCGAAATTATAAAACTTCCCGTGAATTTCCCCGAGTTACCCCGAGTGCTGAGTTGCTGGGCGGAGACTTCGATGTCACAACCGCGGTATTTGTAACTTTCGCGCATCAGGATCTCCCAGTTGAGAAAGGAATCTTAGCATGAAGCGTGATTCCTTCAATATGGCCATGCCCATTACTTTCGGCTCCGTATGCAGCGGCCTTGAGGCTGCCAGCGTCGCCTGGACCCCGCTCGGCTGGCGCGCTGCTTGGTTAGCTGAGATCGAGCCTTTCCCCTGTGCCGTGCTGGCGCATCACTATCCGGACGTGCCGAACCTGGGCGACATGACCAAGGTTGCTGCTCTGGTCCGTGACAGGTTCGTGCCGGCGCCGGACGTGTTTTGCGGCGGCACGCCATGCCAAGCGTTCTCGATTGCGGGCCTGCGCAATTCACTCGACGACGAACGCGGCAACCTTTCCCTTGTTTTTTGTGAGATTGCAGATGAAATTGACGCACGACGCGCTGCAGCTGGACTTCTTCCAACCGTTGTCTTCTGGGAAAACGTTCCTGGCGTACTCTCCACAAAAGACAATGCCTTCGGCTGCTTCCTTGCTGGCCTTTCCGGCGAAGATGATCCAATCGAACCGGCAGGGGGCAAATGGACGAACGCTGGTTGTGTGTATGGCCCCGCGCGAACAGTCGCGTGGCGGATCCTCGACGCCCAATATTTCGGAGTGGCCCAACGACGCCGTCGTGTGTTCATTATCGCAAGTGCTGGAGAAGGGTTCGATCCCGCACAGGTACTTTTTGAGTTCGACGGCGTGCGCCGGGATTCTCCGCCGAGCCGAGAATCGCCACAAGACATTGCCGGCACAGTTAGAGCGAGCGCTGCGCGCCGTGGCGGAGTGCAAGACGAATGTGGCCTCGGGTTGCAGCCAGTCAGTACCGAGGATACTGGCGGAACACGACAGAGCGACGGGGGCGACCTTGCTTTCGGTGCTTCCGTAGCTGCTCCGGAGGTGCACAGTGTCGAGCGTCCGCGCGGAGATGGCCTTGACATGCTAATCGCTGGCACGCTCCAGGCGAACGGCAAGGCAGCTGGCAGCGCCACGCAGCAGGATGCAGAGTCCGGCATGCTGATCCCCATGGCATTTGGCGGCAACAATCTTGCCGGTGAAATCCACGTTGCCACCGCTTGTCGCGCACATGCTGGCCCGCACCTGGATTTTGAAAGCGAGACATTCCTGGTGCAGCAGGCAGCCTATCCGATCCAAAACGCTACGCGCGGCAAGGATCAGAACGGCCTGGGTATCGGCGATGCCGACGCGCCAATGTACACGCTGGACAACGGGGCGCAGCATGGTGTTGCTGTAGCGCCCATCGCCTTCAGCAGCAAGGACTACGGCGGCGACGCCTGCTACGACCTGTCACCGACGCTACGCGCTGGAAACCACGCCGGTAGTCATGCCAACGCCGCCAGTCCGCCGGCTATTGCCTTCGACGCGCGCCAGGACTGCGTGAGCAGTACCAGCGTATTCGGCGCTCTGGGCACGTCCAGCCCGCAAGCGCAGGCGGTCTGCATCACCGGCAATATCACCCACACTCTCAAGGCCGAGGGCTTCGATGCCAGTGAGGATGGCACCGGGCGTGGGCAGCCGATTGTGGCTGCCTTCGCCGAGAACAGCCGCGCCGAAATCCGCCTGGAAGGCGGCGACGGCAGGCGCACCGGCGCGCTGTCGACCGGCGGCGGCAAGGCTGGCCAAGGCACGCCTATGGTGCTGGCGGGCATGGCAGTCCGCCGCCTCACGCCCCGCGAATGTGAGCGCCTGCAGGATATGCCCGACGACTACACCCTTATACCCTTCGGCCGCGCCATCCACCCGGAAAAGCTTGATCGGGACTGGATTAAGTACCTGATGCGCGGCGGCGTGATGACACGCGACCAGGTTGCGCGCGCAGCAGCTGACGGCCCGCGCTACAAGGCTATCGGCAACAGCTGGGCCGTGTCGAACGTGGCCTGGCTCGGTCGCCGGATTGATGCTGCTATGCGCGCCAACTTCGCGCATGAGCGCGAGATTGCGAGGGTGGCATGAGCATCGAGTCCCCGCGAATATCTAAAAAATCAGGTTACCCCTATGTCGACCAACCCAGCCATAACCGTTTCTTTAGCTTCCTTAGCCATTTTGGCGAGATCCGGGACCTCTTTCAAAATGTCTTGAGGGGTCAAGGTGCCTTGAGGTTGGCGTTGCCAGCTTTCCGCCATTCGCTCGAACATAGAGATAGCGTCAATAACCAGATGCAAACCCTGAACCAAAGTATAGGAGCCCAACTCATGTGCTGGAATCTGTTCGAGCGTCACCCTGCTGTGATTCAAAACAACCCGAGAAGTTGTGCACACCGCTCTAATGCTTATATCGTCCTGCTTCTCAGCTGCTTTCCTAGCATTGTCAATGCACATGCACAACTTCTGATAGGCCCTGTCTATTACTGCCGAAACGGCTTGAGCCCGGCGTTGCATCGTCCTTATATCAGTGTCTGCAACAAGCTTGACTGCAGCTGCACTTTGCTTGCGCATCAGGTGGAAAGATACCAATATTGCAATAATAGTCCCAATCGCCTGCACCCAATATGCGGTAACGGTCACATCCACGACGGACCAAGGAGTTGTTCGATAGCCATAGTAGCCGGTTATGCTCAAAATAATAATAAGGGTCGCCCATCTGAACCACGTCAGCCAAGTCAGCATAAATTTCCTTGTCAAAAGGCAATTTTATCATGAGCCTGATCCACTTGATTTCACTTTCGGGCGGCAAGGACAGCACGGCTACCGCCATTCTTGCCCTAGAACAGCACCGTACGGCCGCATGCCGCTTCGTCATGGCCGATACGGGCAACGAGCACGAGAGCACGCTGGAATATGCGCTGGACTACTTGCCGGCGGCCCTGGGCATCAAGGTCGACGTGGTGCGAGCCGACTTCGCTGACGAGTTCGCTACCAAACGCGCCAACTTGGCACGCATCGCAGCTGGCGAGCCGGAGTCCGCCGTTTATGGAAAACGCAAGTTCATGTACCACTGGACGGCAAAAGCCGCCCAACGTGCCCTTGAACTACTTCATCCGACTGGAAACCCGTACCTGGACCTTTGCATGGTGCGAGGTGGCTTCCCATCGCGCAAACGGCAGTTTTGCACGGAATATCTCAAAACCAAGCCCTTGACGGAGTTCGCCATGAATTTGATCGATCGTGAATGCGATGCGATCTGGTCTTGGCAGGGCGTCCGTATCGATGAAAGCCAATCACGTCGCGAGCGGCTGCAAGGTACTGGCGCATGCGTCAAGCACTTTGAGGTGGTGGGCGGCGGCCTGTTCACCTACCGGCCCATCTTGCGCTGGAACGTCGGTGACGTGTTCGAGGCCCATCGCTTGGCTGGCATCGAGCCAAATCCGCTCTACAAGCAAGGCATGTCGCGCGTCGGCTGCATGCCTTGCATCAATTGCAGTAAAGGGGAGTTGCACGAGGTGTCGCGCCGGTTCCCTGAGCACATCGCCCGAATCGCCGAATGGGAGGCTCTGGTATCGGAAGTGTGCCGGCCGCGCTCGCCCGTGTCCTTCTTTCATATGGGTACCAAGGCGCATGCCGGCCAAGCTTCAACCATCGAATCGGTGGTCGAGTGGTCGAAGACGAGCCGCGGCGGCAAACAATTTTCGCTGCTCACAGCGTTGGACGAGCCAACGGCGTGCAGCTCTGCTTACGGACTTTGCGAATGATGAAGAATATAACCAACGACAAATGGCCCGGCAAGCGCGCCTCACCGATCGCCACGACCATCATGGATACGGTCTACGCCAACGGCGCTGTACAGCCGCGCCTATTTTCGGAGGCAGAATTATGACAGCCTTGCCGTCACCGCATTATTGCATCGAGAAGTCGCTCATCCTTCGATGCCTGCGATTGAATTTTTGCACATTGGTGCTCGAGCCGAGTATTCAGCGCCCGATCTTCCGGCGAATTAAGCAATGCGACCGCCGCGTCCGAACAGTCACCCATCAATTTTTGCCGGGAAAACATAGCTTGAACCGAAATTGCCATGTAACCAGCGTAAGCAACGCAAAGTACCACACCCAATCGTTTCATAAAAATCCTTTGATAAATAAATTGTGCTTTAAGGCAATATTATCATGATGCGCCGATCACCCATGAAGTCCGGTGCATCCCCGATGAAGCGCGCGGGCTTCGCACGCGGCGAGTGGATCGAGGCGCGCGAAGTGTCGAAGCTCAAGCACACCTCGCCGGCTGCCAACACCGGCATGCTCTCCGTGCAGTCGCACCAGCGCACGGCGAAGACGCGCAAGGCCGAATTGAAATCGAAAGAGCGCACCGTCACGGCCGCCGAAAAGCTGCTGTGGTCCCGCCTGGCCGCGCTGGGCTGCGTCGCCTGCAAGAAAGACGGCAATTTCAATACGCACGTCAGCATCCATCACGTCGACGGCCGCACGAAGCCTGGCTGCCACCAGCTCGTGCTGCCACTTTGCGCAGGTCACCACCAGGACGGCACCGGCGAAGACAAAACCATGATCGCAGTTCATCCATGGAAGGCGCGCTTCGAAGCGCGCTACGGCTCGCAGGCCGAGCTGATGGATGAGTGCGCGCAGCTCTTATTTGCACAGCGGGACGCTGCAGCAGCGCCTGCCACCACACAACCTACATTGGAGCACCCATGAGCGCCTTTAGCCCGCAAGAGCAAAAACACCTGAAAGAAGCCGCGTACAGCGAATTCCTTCGTGCCAAGATCAAGTTGGCGCAGCGCAAGGGCTTCGACGTCCCGCTGGCCGACATCCATCCTGGCCTCAAACCGCACACCCGCGACATCGTGCGCTGGGCCCTGGCCGGCGGCCAGCGCGCCATCTTCGCCTCGTTCGGCCTGCACAAGACCAGCACCAACCTGGAGGTGATGCGCCAGATCGGTATCCACCGGCCAGGCCTGCGCCTGATCGTGCTGCCGCTGGGCGTGCGCCAGGAGTTCATCCGCGAGGCCGCCAAGCGCTTCACCGGCGAATACGAAGTGCAGGTGCGGTTCATCCGCACGGACGCCGAGATCGACGGCCAGGACGTCGTCTACCTGACGAACTACGAATCGGTGCGCGAGGGCAAGATCGACGTGCGCAAGTTCCGCGCCGTCGGCCTGGACGAGGCCAGCGTGCTGCGCAGCTACGGCAGCAAGACCTATCAAGAATTCCTGCCGCTGTTCGAGCAGGTCGAGTTCAAATTCGTCTACACGGCCACGCCGTCGCCGAACCGCTTCAAGGAACTGATCCACTATGCCGGCTTCCTGGGCGTGATGGACACGGGCCAGGCCCTGACGCGCTTTTTCCAGCGGGACAGCGAGAAGGCAGGCAACCTGACGCTGTATCCGCATAAGGAACAGGAATTCTGGCTGTGGGTGGGCAGCTGGGCGGTCTTCATCCAGCGCCCGAGCGACCTGGGCCATTCGGACGACGGCTACGACCTGCCGACGCTGGACGTGCGCTTTCACGAGGTGCCGAGCAACTACAGCACGGCCGGCGCCGAGAAGAATGGGCAGGGCCTGTTGATTCCTAACGTTGCCATGGGCCTGTCGGCGGCCGCAGGCGAGAAGCGCGATAGTATGGCCGCGCGCGTGGCCAAGGTGGCCGAGATCATGGCTGCGGATCCTGATGATCATTTCCTGATCTGGCACGATCTGGAGGACGAGCGCCACGCCATCCAGGCGGCCGTGCCCGGCGTTGTCAGCGTTTGGGGCACGCAGGACCTGGATCAGCGCGAGCAGCGCATCGCCGACTTCAGCGACGGCAAGATCAAGGATTTGTCGACAAAGCCGATCATCGCCGGCAGCGGCTGCAACTTCCAAGTGCACTGTCACCGTGAGATTTTCGCAGGCATTGGGTTCAAGTTTAACGATTTCATCCAAGCCATTCACCGCGTCCAGCGTTTCCAGCAGCAGCATGCGGTACGCATCGACATCATCCATACGGAGGTCGAGCGCAAGGTGCTGGCCGACCTGATGGAGAAATGGCGCCGCCACGACGAAATGCAGGCCAAGATGGGACAGATCATCCGCGCCTATGGCCTGGACCAGCTATCCATGCAGGACTCGCTGGCGCGCACCATTGGCGTCGAGCGCGCCGTGGTGGCCGGCGAGCGCTTCTTGGTAGCCAATAACGACTGCGTGCTCGAAGCCATGCAGCAGCAGGAAAACTCGGTCGGCATGATCATCACCAGCGTTCCATTCGCCAACCATTACGAATACACGCCCAGCTACAACGACTTTGGCCACACCCAGGACAACGATCACTTCTGGGCGCAGATGGATTTCCTCACGCCCGAGCTGCTGCGCATCCTGCAGCCGGGCCGCATTTACGCCTGCCACGTCAAGGACCGCATCAACTTCGGCAACGTGACCGGCGCCGGCATCCCGACGGTCAGCCCATTCCACGCCGAAGCGCTGTTCCATGGCATCAAGCACGGTTTCGACTACATGGGCATGATCACCGTCGTGACCGATGTGGTGCGCGAAAACAACCAGACCTACCGGCTGGGCTATTCCGAGGTATGCAAGGACGGCACGAAGATGGGCGTCGGCTCGCCGGAATACATCCTGCTGTTCCACAAGCCGCAGACGGACCGCAGCCGTGGCTATGCCGATACGCCCGTGATCAAGGCCAAGCCGATGTGCCTGGACGATGCCGGCGACCGGATCCCTTTTGACCGCAAGGCCGCCCCCATTCCTGGTACCGGCTACAGCGTCGCGCGCTGGCAGGTCGACGCGCATGCGTTCTGGCGCTCGAGCGGCGATCGCCTACTGGGCGCGGCCGAGCTGGCCAGCATTGGCCCGGGCAAATTGGCGAAGCTGTTCACCAGCATGTCGCTGGAGAATGTCTACAACTACGAATATCACGTCGAGGTGAGCGAGGCGCTGCTGGCCGGCAAGGCACTGCCTGCGGATTACCTCAGCCTGGCGCCTGGCAGCGCCGATCCGGCCGTGTGGCACGACATCGTGCGCATGCGCACCCTGAACGGCGAGCAGTCGGCGCGCGCGGTCGAAAAGCACGTTTGCCCGTTCCAGATCGACATCGTGGACCGCCTGATCGGCCGTTACAGCAACCCGGGCGAGGTGATCTATGACCCGTTCTGCGGCCTGGGTACCGTGCCGGTGCGTGCAATGAAGCTGGGCCGCCAGGGCCGCGGCAGCGAGCTGAACCCGGCATATTTCGCTGACCAGGTGCACTACTGCCAGGCGATGGAGCGCGAAGTCAGCATGCCCACGTTGTTCGATATGGAACTGATGGACGAGGAGAATGCAAAGTGACGCGCGCAAATTTCAGTGAATTCGTGCTGGGCGCCATGCCCGGCACCAAAGCCGAGATCGTCATCAAGTCTGGTGTAAGCCAGGCGGCCGTGCTGCGGTGGGTGCGCCTGCCGCATGCCGGGCGCAAGATTTACATCGCCAGTTGGAAGCCGCATCCGCGCGCCGGCGCCGCCATGGCCGTGTATGCCGTCGGCGACCTGCCAGACGCGCCGTGCGAGCTGCAGCACCTGTCCAAGCGCCAGATTCGCCTGCGCTTCGAGGCCAAGGCCAAGCAGGACGGCCGCTGGGACTCGATGAAGGCACGCTGGCGCAGCAAGTACTGGATCCGCAAGGCTGGCGCCGTGGGCGATCCGCTCGTGGCTGCGCTGTTCGGCGCGGCGCGCGCACAGGAGGCTCGCTGATGGGCCGCATTCGTACTGTAAAACCGGAGCTGTTTAAGCACGAGGATCTGTTCGACCTGGAAAAGGAGACTGGCCTGCCTATTCGCACGGCCTTTATGGGCCTGTTCACCTGCTGCGACAAAGAAGGGCGCTTTAAGTGGCGCCCGCGCGCGCTAAAGCTCGACATTCTGCCATACGACGAGCTCGATTTTTCACGCGTGCTTGACGCGTTGATGACGCGTGGATTTGTAGTGAAATATGAGGTCGAAGGTGAGTTTTTCGGCTTTATTCCGACATTTTCCAAGCACCAAGTCATAAATAACCGTGAATCTGACTCAGAATTGCCTGCACCGGACGAATCCTTATATATATCAATGACTTCGACGCGTGCGGCACGCGTGGATGACGCGACAGCCACGCCCCTTAAGCATGCTCAAGTGGAAGGGAAGGGAAAGGAAGGGAAAGGAAGGGAAGGGGAACAGGAAGGGAAGGAGACTCTTGTCGAGCAAACCCAGCTCGACCCCGTGACGACGATCTTCGCGTTCTGGCAAAAAGTCATGGACTCGCCCAAGTCGGTTCTGGACGACAAGCGCAAGCGGCTGATCGTTAAGGCGCTCAAGGGCTACTCGCCGGCTGATATCTGCAAAGCCATCCGTGGTTGCTCGAAGACGCCGCACAACATGGGGCAGAACGACCGGAACACGAAATACAACGGCCTGGACCTGATCCTGCGCGATGCCGACCACATCGACCGCTTCATCCGCAACGATGCTGGCCAGGCCCGCGCCAGCGCCGGCAACGAGTCGATCGAGCAGACGAATGCCCGCGTGATGCGCGAGCTGATGGGGACTGCTGCGCCAGCCGGCGACATCATCGAAATGGTGCCCGCATGAACGCCGCCGATACCCCGCGCTTCATGCAGCTGCTGGCCGAAACGCTGGCCGCCTACGGCAAGCCGCTCCCGGAGCCTGCCATGGCCCGCGCCTGGCTGGCAAACCTTGAGCCCTATCCGCTGTGCACGGTGGCGGCTGCCATGCAGGCCTACCGTGACGAGAATGGCGAATTTGCGCCGGTACCGGCTGGCATAGCCAAGCGTTGCAAGCTCATGGACGGCCGCCCAGGCGCCGAGGAAGCATGGGCAATCGCGCTGATCGGCAAGGACGAAATGGCCAGCGTGGTCTGGACGACCGAAATCGCCGAGGCTTTCCGCATTTGCCGGCCGGTGCTCGACTCCAGCGGCGCCATCAGCGCACGCAAGCCGTTTCTGGAGGCATACGAGCGCATCGTTGCCGCTGCGCGCCTGGATCGGCGTCCGGCCGAGTGGCTGGCATCCGTGGGATGGGACAAGGCGCGCCACATCGAGGTGCTGGGCAATGCGGTGAGGGCTGGGCTACTGCCGGCACCGGCCGTGGCGGGCCTGCTGCAGGGCAAGCAGGACCAGACGCCGGACGATGCCGCGCGTGCGCAACTCGCTGCGATCAAAAAAATGATTGCCGACGGCGCGGCCGCAAAGGAAGCGGCGCGCTTGGAACGTGTCGAGCAGCAGCGTCTGGCGGACGAAGAGTTCAAGCGGTCGACCGCCGAGCGTGTGCAGCTTTACCTGGCTGGCGGCACAAATGCACCCGGCCAGGCAAGCGCGAATGCCGCTCAGGATTTGCCAGAGGCACCGCCGCACTGCGCAAGGGTCATGGCTGCTACGAAGTGACGTACCCATCAGAAAAAATGGCTTAAAAGGCTTTAAATGAAAAATCAAGAAAACAAAATCGCAGCAAACAAACGCCTGGCCGAGCTGCTGGGCTGGTCCAAACTGATCGAAGTGGGTGGCGCCCTGGTCGGAACGCCGTCAGCGGGCGCCGCCGAAAGCCGTGGCCAGGCGCTGGTGCCGGACTGGATGGGCGACTGGGCTGCAGCCGGGCCGCTGCTCGCGCAGTTCGACATCCGGCTGATACCGATGTCGGCGGGCGTCGATGCCGCCGGCTTCCTGGAGTGGTACCGGTTCTATCCGGACAAGGATGCGGCGGCGCGCGCCGCAATCGTCAAGGCGGCCACGCATCACCTGGAGCGTGCTCGATAGCGGACTTCAGTATGGCTCTTGGTCACCTGGGCTGTTCGAACCTCGTTATATATGAGAGGTTCCATTTACGCGCGGGCAATAGCTGTGCACCGAAATTGGCAAGTTTATCTGTGAAAAATAGTCCTTGTTGATTGCGGCGTGTGAATGTGCCTGATATTGAATTCAGAAGGTGTTTCGTTGGCCGGTATATCTAGGTCATTGTCGTTTGCTAGTGCCTTGATCGCTTCGTAGTTGCAGATGCGAATATTTTTACCCTCGATGGTAATCCAGCCATTCTTCTTGAATTTTGACATCAGACGGCTGATGCTTTCCATGGTTAGCCCCACGTAACTACCTATTAGCTCGCGAGACATGAGCAATTGGAACTGTATGTTGGAGAATCCTCTTTCCTCATAACGCAGCGACAGATCAAGTAGGAAAGTAGCTAAGCGTTGTTCCGCTCTGGCACTCATCATCCGTTTTTTATCTCTTTCGCGAGTAATTTCCTTGCTAAGTATCCTATGGAAGTGTTGTTGTAGATTCGGGGCTTCCGCACAAAGTTCTTGCAGCTTAAGAAAAGGTATTTCACATACGTCGCTATCTTCAAGAGCCAGCGCATTGCTATCCTGAAAGCCAGTATTAATCGCCCCCAGTCCGAGGATTTCGCCGACCATATGAAAGCCAACAACGTTTTGTTTTCCTCTAGCGTCATCCTGAAAAGTCATGAACTGACCACAGTGGATAATGTGCAGATTACTAAACGGGTCTCCAACTCGAAAGAGCATCGTGTTTCGTTCTACCGAATGACGTTTGCCAATCAATCTATCGAATTGGCTAATGAGTCGCTCATTCAAACTGCTCGGAAAACACCTACTCTTCGAACTGCACTTCGAACAAGTGGTGGATGAGGGGAAATTAATTTCCCCTGAGAAACGTAGTGTGGAGAATGTCTCATCCATAGTAATATTCCTTCCTAGAAAGTATTTCTATTGCTATGTTGTAGTGAATTTTTCATAATTCAGTATATTATTAGGGACGGTAGTTGACTGTAGTGTGTTTTTGATATTTTGTGCAGGGGAATACCTACAAATGTTTTTTTGGAGAGGATGGGGGCCATGTAAGATGGGTGCGCAGGGAGGCCAAAGGGGAAGATGAGAGCATTTACCGCAGCCAGGCAACGAATAGAATTTCTTACGAATGTGATACGTTTTCACATCAAAAATTGTGCGGCATCGATGGAATAGTCAGCTTGGACGCTGTTAATCAGCATGTGTATTGATTTAACCTGAGCGTGTAAAGCAGGTTAGCGCCGCATGCAAGTCCTACATGATAGGTGTCAAGTAGGGTGAGTCTTTGGCACTGGCTTGATCACGATCAATACCTTGATCTTCACCTGTCGTATTCTTCTGAAACAGGGAGGGTGCTATGTTTGATAACGCCACTGAAAGAACGTTACGGCTAATTTCCGCCGGAGTTCATTTGAAAAAAATTCATGGGCTGGAGTTTGCGTATCTAGTGCTTATAGATGCAGGGTTTCGTGAAGGCGTTGCTCGAGCTGCACTACAAAATGAAGAGGCTTATTTCGACACCATTATTACGAAGGCAGGCTGTCAATATTGTGAAGTCCCCCCGGAATGAGCCAATTGCTAAAGTATTTCACTATTATGGGATTCCTTGGCTATCGTTGCGTACGAGCAATAAAGTATTTTTTTCTTTAAGTGGCGGTCTGGCGACATCATCGCCGATAATATTTTCCAGCGCCAAATGACGTTCCCGAACTTTCTTATTGCCGGATATCAAAGTTACTTTACTATTGAAACGATGTGTGATTTGCATCAACAACTTTCGAGAATCTGTCCACATATCAGTTCGGCCCCGAGTGTGCGAATCCTGTGCCGTGTACTTACTGAAGGTTCTTGCTTTCTCAAAAGTGAGCAGCTTTTAGCTTGCACTGATGTTGATGCGGAGGCTTTCCACAGCCATGCTGGTGGAATTGCATGTTACGATTGTTGAATTCGGAAAGGAGTAAAGGATGGGATTTGCTGAAAGATATGTTGCGTCAATCGGATCGAGCAACCTGATGGACGATGCGCTGCACCATAAGACCGACCCACTGGTCGCTGCCGCGTTGGCAGGTGACATCGGTGCGCTGCTGTGCCGCGTGAAGTATGCCGATGGCACGCTTAACCGTATGTTCGAGGGCAGCCAGCAGAACCTGGTGCAACTGCTGCGCATCTGGACTGTCGAGGTGATCAAGCGCGGACGGTCCCGTCGTTGGGTGCCGGAAAATACAGCTTGGGATGCGGCAGCGGCGCAAGCGCTGTATCGCCGCGTGGCCGAGAAGTCGCTGGCTCATTGGCTGGACGGCAAGTGCAGGGGCTGCGGCGGCACCGGCGTCAAGGTGCTGCTGGGAAATGGCATCTGCACGAGCTGCAAGGGAACCGGAGTGGGAGCAGTATATGGCGTGGCGGGCCTCGAACTGGAGCGCGTCAAGGACATGGTCAGCGAATTGAGCTCCATTCACGACAGTCATTCTGGCCGGGCGGGTGGATTGTTACGCGGCGGAGACATGTAGTGCAGGTTTTCTTTACTCCTGTGTTTACAAACAGTATTTCTGCGGTATACTTCAATCCTCAGTTCAAGAAAATTCTTCCGGAAATCGTAATGTGCGCACCGCGCCACCGATAGCTGGAACTCGCGACAGTACCCGGACCCAGCGCCGGACCTGCTCGCCTTGAATTTGCTGCTCACCACGCACTATGGCCGTGGGAGCAAACACCTAAGCCCGCTCATGCGGGCTTTTTCTATTGCGGGCCCACTTTCGAGGCCGCCATGTCTGAAACCACACAAACACCACGCCGCTTGGCTCACGACTACCTGGCGCGCCGTACGCTGGCGCCCGAACCTTTGCCCACACGAGAAGAGGTACGCTGCGAGCTGGGCTGGGCTCTGATTGTCGCTGAGCGTCAGGCGCAGGCCGAGCGCGACGAACGAAACTGAACTGGCCGGATGCGCGCGCGATCATGCCGCCGCAGACCTGAAAAGGAGGTGCGCCATGAAGTAGCGAAGAATTCCACCATAGCGCCACGCGGCGTAATGTGAAGGCGACTTACCGCGCATTTAGCCATCGGCGCAGCGGGTAGTTTGGCACTGGCGAGGCCTTAGCGCATCAATCAGCCTACAACCACGAGCAGGATAAGCAGCACCCAGCCGACGCGCGTTGTAACCGCGGCTATTCGGCGCCGGACGCTGTAACCGGTAATCGAATGCAAATGACTGCGGATCGTAGGGGTCGCAACCCTTGGCCGCCGGCGGCAATACACGGGTCAAATTCCTTCCAGCGTTTAGCGCTGAGCGGGTCCGGCACCTCGACCATTTGCGCTTTTAAGCGAGGCGACCATGACGCAGACGACTAAGCCGACAAAGCAGCCGATCCGCGACTACATGGACGCGCAACGCGCTCCCTGGAACCGCCGCTGAAGCCTGAAATGTCTGCTGATGGTTTTAGAAAGAGGAATTGATGTGTTCGTGAATCTGAGGCTTGATGTACTCAGCCAATCGCGATGCTTGATTTCTGGTTGAATCGCCAGACGCGAATGCGAAAGCGCTTGAGTAGGAAAATGGTAGCTCTTTTATATCTGTGGCTGCTACTGAAGACCCGGCGCTGATCGCATACATACCCATAGATGAGGTGTAATTAACATGCGCGCCAAAACTTACACCGCACAATTTCACGTCAAACTGTACTCGCAGACCGTCGGTCGCCTCCTGCTTGGTGTTGGCGATTACGTATCCTTTCTTGATTAAGGCTTCGCGCGCCAAGCTGTTAATGAAGTTCTCATTGATTCCGTCGACTCTACTGTTGCAGCCGTTGACTTGGGAAATTTTGGAGCTCACGAAGACACGCATGGGACCAGCAGCGCTGGATTGCGTCGCTACAAAAGAGGCTAGGAGCGCGAGAAGGATTTTTGCTTTCATCTTTGATTCCTAAGTTGAATTTCGTTAATCGGCGCGGCCATCAGAAATTAGCGATTGTTGCCTTCTGGAAATTGTATCCGTGGTTTGAGGTTTTGGCAACTTAGACCAGTAAGGTGACTTTTTCATTTGGGGCGCAAGATGAAAGACCAACCCCTCTACGCCCGCCCGGCCAACGCCAGGCTTTTGCCGCTGCCCGCATTTGCGCCAGCGGCTTTTTATTTGAGGTTGCATATGACGCAGGTCCCCGAGTAGGTAGGGCATGAATTTACTCGCGAGGCTCCCGAGAGCGATAACTGCGACCTGCCAGCGCGCTCCAGTGGCAGAGCTTGAAGAAACGGGCGCAGTCACCGACGTAGCAATGCCCCAGAGGACTCCAGCCGCGATGCACTGCGGCGCCTGCTGGGGGCGGGCGGTGATATGCAGACAGAAATGTTCTAGCGTTGCTTTCGACGTACCAGCGAATTATGGCTCAGCACTCGCAAGGCAGTTCTCTTGCTCACGCCTTGACCGCGCAGATATTCCTCTGCAGCGGCCAAGCCGACGTCCATCACCATGCGCACGGCAGTATTAATTATTTCCTCAGCCGCCGCGTCAGGCCGAGAGCTCAATGGGGCGGTGGGTGTGCCTTTGTGGTGGGTGCGCGAGTTCATAAATTTCTTTTCGCAAAATAGAAATCGTACGTCGTTGAAATATCCAGGCGTTGATTTCGATCATGCTTCGTACAAATATTTTATGAATAAAATTCAGCACCCTTCGAACAACGGCGTTCTCGGTGCACCAGCGGGCTGGGACCAAGGCGAGTTGCCCTGCAGCGCGCTGCCAATCACCCACACGCACGTTGGTGATCTGCTGGCAGTCGTGTCGTACTGGCGCCCGAGCGTCGAGGAGCTGGCCGTGCTGGATGCTGGCGGGGCCATCGCGCTGTGGGTGCTTGGCGCGACGATGCCACCTGTCATCTTGAGTGTCGAAAGCACTTGAGACGCTACATATAGTAGGTGGCGGACGAAAGTGTCAAAAATCACCGGGCTGAGACCGCCAGAATTACTGTCAAACACTACATCTAGTAGGTCGGAATGAAGAAAAGCCACAATTCCGCAGTGCCCACGTCGGCGCGCCCGATGCCGCCGCCCGAATTCGCCGACCCGTTGAACAATCGGTACGTGTCCGCGCCCGAGGTACTCAAGTGGGCGCGCGCAACCATCCTCACCGAAGGCGGCGCGCTCTACAACGAAGACCACGCCCACCTGGAATATGCCGACGTGCAGTTCCTGTGGGCGCCAGTAGGGTTCGTGAAGGCCGGCCGCACCGTGCTGGGCCAGTGCGAAGAAGTGACGTTCCGCTGTGGACCGTGGCAGAAGGGCCGCCAGCAACAGCAGATGGCCGACTGGTTCGGCGCGGTACCAGATTTCCTCATCACCTTGGACGCCCCGTATTGCCTGACCTGCAGCGACGCCGAATTCTGCGCGCTGCTCGAGCACGAGCTTTATCACATCGCCCAGGAGATGGATGACTTCGGTGCGCCGGCCTTCAACAAGTACGGACTGCCGAAGCTGTGCATGCGCGCACATGACGTCGAAGAGTTCGTCGGCGTGGTCCGGCGCTACGGCGCCAGCGAGGACGTGCAACGGATCATTGACGCAGCAAAGACAGCGCCAGAAGTGGCGAAAATCAACATAGCGAGGGCGTGCGGAACGTGTCTGCTGAAGGCCGCGTAGGCTTTACGTTGCTTTACAGGAAACTAAAACATGGCCGCACTCAAGGACGAGGTGAAGCTGTACATCGTCAACGCGCTGGCCTGTTTCGACTCGCCGACGCAGGTTTCGATTGCAGTAAAGGAAGAATTTGGCCTCGACGTGCCGCGCCAGCAGGTGTCGCTGTATGACCCGAACACTTTCGTCGGCCGCAACCTCAGCCAGAAGTGGAGGGTGATCTTCGAAGATACCCGGGCCAAGTTTCGCGCCACGGCCGAGGAAATCCCGATCGCCAGCAAGGCGTTTCGCTTGCGTGGCCTGGGCCGCCTGGCGCAGAAGGCCGAGAACATGCGCAACTTGCCGCTGGTGGCCAGCCTCTACGAGCAGGCCGCCAAGGAAGTGGGCGACATCTACGTGAACAAGGGCAAGGCCGAGCCGACCGACCAGGCGCCCACACCTGTCGCCATCACCTTCGGCGTGAAAGACGCCAAGCGCCATGACGACAATCCAGTTTGACCTGAACGTCCCGCAATCGAGCTTCCTGCAGCTGCCGCACAAGTTCAAGGCCTACGTGGCCGGGTTCGGCTCGGGCAAAACGTTTGTGGGCTGCGCCGGAATCTGCGCCCACTTTTGGGAGTGGCCGGGCATCAACCAGGGCTACTTCGCGCCGACCTATCCGCAAATCCGCGACATCTTCTATCCCACGATGGAGGAGGTGGCCTATGCGATGGGCCTGCGCATCAAGGTGAAGCAGGGCGACCACGAAGTCGAGGTATATGAGGGCCGGCGCTGTCGCGGCACGGTCATTTGCCGCTCGATGGAGAAGCCGGAAACCATCGTCGGCTTCAAGATCGGCCACGCGCTGATCGATGAGCTGGATGTGATGCCGCTGAAAAGGGCGCAGATGGCCTGGCGCAAGATCATCGCCCGCATGCGCTACAACGTGCCGGGCTTGATGAACGGCATCGATGTGACGACGACGCCCGAGGGCTTCAAGTTCGTCTATCAGCAGTTTGTGAAGGCTATTCGGGACAAGCCAGAGCTGGCCAGCCTGTACGGCCTGATCCAGGCAAGCACGTTCGACAACGAGCTGAACCTGCCAGGCGACTACATCCCGTCGCTGATGGCCAGCTACCCGCCGGCGTTGATCGACGCCTACCTGCGCGGCAAGTTCACCAACCTGACCAGCGGCAGCGTGTATGCCGATTTCGACCGCGCGCTGAACCACACGAACGAGATCATCCTGCCCGGTGAGCCGCTGATGGTAGGCCTCGATTTCAACGTGCAGAACATGACTGCCTGCATCAACGTGGTCCGGGAAGGGCTGCCGCGCACGCTGGCCGAGCGCGTGCAAGTGAGGGATACACCGGCCATGGCCAAGCTCTTGAAGGAAGACTTCAAGGACAAAGGCCACCAGGTGAAGATTTTCCCGGATGCGTCCGGCCAGAACACCAGTAGCAAGAACGCCAGCGAGTCCGACCTGTCCATTTTGCGCCAGGCGGGCTTCCTGCTCGAGGTGAACCACTCAAACCCAGCGGTCAAGGACCGGGTCAACGCCTATAACGGGATGATCCTGAACGCCCAGGGCGAGCGCCGCTGGAAGATCAACACTGACCAGTGCCCGACCACCACCGAGGCGCTGGAGCAGCAGGTGTGGGGCGCCGACGGCCAGCCGGACAAGAAATCTGGGCATGACCACCCGAATGATGCGAACGGCTACTTCCTCGTGAAGCGCTACCCGATCGTGAAGAGCACGACGACCACTGCGCCGCTGCGCATGTAACAACAAGGATTTCCATGACCGATGTACGCACACAATCAGCCGAAGCCGCAAAGCTGAACGAGGATTGCGCGCTGATCGCCGCGCTGCTGGGCGGCACGAAGACCATGCGGGCCGCTGGCAAGAAGTATTTGCCGCAGTGGCCTGGCGAGGACGCTGGAAGCTATGATCTGCGCCTGGCCGTGGCCACGCTGTTCCCGGCCTATGCCCGCACCATCGATGTGCTCTCGGCCAAGCCATTCAGCAAGCCGGTGACGCTGGGCGAGGACGTGCCGGAACGGCTCAAGCCTTGGTTGCAAAATGTCGACCTCTCCGGCCGCGACCTGCACAGCTTCCTGTCGGAGATCACACAGGAGGCCATGGGCTACGGCTTCGCTGGCATCCTGATCGACTTCCCCAAGGCGGGCAACCTGGTCACGAAGGCCGACGAGCAGGCCGCCGGCGTGCGCCCGTACTTCGTCCAGGTGCATGTGCAGAACGTGCTGGGCTGGTTGCCGAAGAATGCGACCAGCCTTGATGGGCTGACCCAGTTGCGGCTACTGGAAAGCGTGTCCGAGCCGAATGGCGACTTTGACACCAAGGAAATCGAGCAGGTGCGCGTCCTCGGGCGCGGCACCTGGCAGACCTGGCGCCAGAGCGAGACCGGCAGCAAGAAGGAGTGGGCGTTGTACGAAGAGGGCGTCACCAGCCTGAAAATCATCCCCTTCGTGCCCGTCTATGGCAAGCGCCTGGGATACATGCAGGCCACGCCGCCACTGCTCGAGCTGGCGCACAGCAACGTCGAGCATTGGCAGAGCAAGAGCGACCAGCAGAACATCCTGCACGTCGCGCGCGTGCCGATCCTGTTTGCCAAGATGCTGGGCGAGGGCGGCATCACGGTCGGCGCCGGCAGCGCGGTCAAGTCCGAATCGCCAGAAGGTGACCTGAAATTTGTGGAGCACGGCGGCAAGGCCATCGAAGCCGGCCGTCTGTCCATCCTCGATCTGGAAGACCGGATGCGCCAGGCTGGCGCCGAGCTGCTGGTGATCAAGCCAGGCAACGTGACCGAGAGCCAGACCCTGGCCGACAACGAACAGGGCGCGTGCGCATTGCAGAAGATCGCGGGCAACGTCGAGGACGCCGGTGACCAGGCGCTGCAGTTCATGGCTGAATGGGTGGGGGAGGGCGAAGGCGGTCACATCACCATTTTCAAAGACTTCGGCGCCGCATCACTCGCCGAGGCCAGTGCTGAGCTGCTGTTCAAGAGTGCCGCCGGGGGGAAAATCTCGGGCGAAACCTACTTCAACGAGCTGCAGCGCCGCGGCATCCTGTCGCCGGATCTGGACTGGGAGGCGGAGCAAGAGCGCATCCAGTCGGCTTTGCCAGACCTGATGGGAGCATAAATGGGTGCGCTCGAAGAGTGGATTGCCGAGATGTTCCTCGTGCATTCGCTGAACCTGCTGCGCTTTTCATCCGGCGCGCAAGAGAAGATCCTGCTGCTGATGGCCGCCATGTCGAAGGAATTGACGGCCAAGCTGAACGAAGGCGAGATATCGACCTACGGCAAGCAGCGCCTGGGCGCACTGCTGCGCGAGTCGAATGCCGTGATTTCGTCGCACTACACCGGCATGCAGGCGGAAATAACCCGTAACTTGGCCGGCATGGTACGCATCGAGGCCGATTACACGGCCAAAGTGCTGACGCAGGCGCTCAAGATCGAGCTGGGCGCCAAGCTGGCGCCAGCCGCATACCTCGAAAAGCTGGTCGGCGATACGCTGATCAAAGGCGCGCCGTCGGCGGACTGGTGGAAGCGCCAGGCACTTGATACACAATTCCGCTTCGCCAGCCAAGTGCGGCTCGGTGCCGCGCAGGGCGAGACAACGTCGCAGATCGTGTCGCGGGTGCTGGGCAAGAGCGCCAGGGCGGCCGATTCGCTGGTCAACAAGCCGGCATTGCCCGCCACGCCGCCAATGCCCGACTCGAAGGCGCCGCCGGCCGTGCCCGCAACGAAGCCGGGTGTGCCGCCAGCTGATCCAGCCGCCAAGCCGCCTGGCTCCGCGCCGGATCCTGTTGCGGCGGGCGAGCAGGGTATCCTGAAAACGTCAGCCGCAAATGCGCGCGCGCTGGTGCACAGTTCAGTGCAGGCCGTGTCCAACGCCGCGCGCCTGGCTAGCTTCCAGGCGAACGCGGACCTGATCGAATGCCTGGTCTGGCTGTCCACGCTGGATTCGCACACATGCCTGTTGTGCGCTATGCGCGACCTGCACGAGTATTCGCTTGACGGCCAGGAGCCAATCAACCACACGCACGAGTGGGCGGGCGGCCCTGGTGCTATCCATTTCAGCTGCCGATGCGTGCTCAGCACGCGCACGAAGTCTTTCAAGGACCTGGACATCGAACTGGATGAACCGGGCGATAGTACGCGCCCCAGTGACGGCGGGGCGGTCAGCAGCAAGATGAACTTTAAGGACTTCCTGGCCAGCAAGGATAAGGCCTGGCGGGCGGAGTACCTTGGACCAGGCCGCGCCGAGATGTACGAGGCAGGTAAGATCACGCTGAACGACCTGATGAACCTCAAGGGCCGGAAGATGACTCTGGAGGAACTTCGGGCGAAATACAAGTAGCAAATATGCGGTTAAACCTCTATTCGGCGAGTTATCAAGTAACCGTGAAGATTCCCAAGTAACTGTCAGTACACTCGCATGTATCGACTTAGTTCATTCAAGCTTGGGAACTTAGAGGTGCGAGGAAAGCTCTAATGGGTCGTACAAATAGGAACATCCCTTGTTTGTTGCATGAAATAGGAGTTGCATCACATGTGTGTTGCATGTAATATTTGGATATCGGGCGGTAGCGCTCCTTAACCAGAGGCGATTGTGAAAAATGTAAGAGTTACTTTGACTGATGCTCAATATGAGCAAGCATCAAAAGCAGCAAAAGAGGGTGGCTTTGCCGGTATTAGTTCCTATTTTGTCAGTTTTGTGGGCGGATCCGATAATGACGCTGATGTCTCTAAGATCATTGCTGAGGCTCGTGCACCCGCATTGACAATGACCTCGATCAATTCATTGTTCACGTTGAAGGCATTGTTTAATAGAGAATATTGGAATGCCTTTCCTGCAGGCGTGCGAACTAAAGCTGGAAAGCGATTTTATGCGGATGTGATTGCGGGGAAATTTCCCGGAATCGAAGCTGGACCACTTACAGGCTCCAACCATCAAACCTACCGTCGAACAAAGTAATATCCAAATTGTTAAATTTATCTCAGGCCGCCCGGGCAACCAGGCGGCTTTTTTTATGCCGCTAGCGGACGCGATGCGGTGCACGGCCGGAAGGCCCTTCACAAGGGCGGATGCCCAGAAAGCCACCATATGAAACTCAAACTCGATGTAAATGGCAATGTCGTTGTCCAGGATGGCAAGCCAGTCTACGTACATGACGACGGGAAGGAAGTCCCGTTCGATGCGGCCGCCGCCGTGCAGAAGATCCAGGGCCTGAATGGTGAGGCGAAGTCCCACCGCGAAGCAAAGGAAGCTGCTGAAGCAAAGCTGCAAGCGTTCGCTGGCATTGACGACCCTGCCGCTGCAGCGAAGGCGATCGAACTGATGAAGAACGTCGACGAAGGCAAGTTGGTCGCGGCCGGCAAGGTTGAAGAAATCAAGCTGGCAGCGAAAAAGGCAGCAGAAGAGCAGGTCGCTGCCGCCAACAAGGCCCATGCCGACGAGCTGGCCCGCACCAAGACCGAACTGGACGCCATTACCGGCAACCTGTATTCGGAAATGATCGGCGGCAGCTTCAATCGCTCGAAACTCATCGCCGACAAGTTTGCTATTCCGGTCGACCTGGTCCAGGCGCGCTTCGGCCAGGCCTTTAAGGTGGAGGCAGGCAAGGTTGTGGCCTACGACGGCGCGGGCAACAAGATCTTCTCGCGCTCGCGCCCGGGCGATTTGGCCGACTTCGATGAAGCACTCGAAACCTTGGTGGATCAATATCCCTACAAGGATCAGATCCTCAAAGGCTCGGGCGCGTCCGGCGGCGGTGCACAACATGCTGGTGGTGGCGGACAAAAACAAACTGGCAATCTCGGCGGGACGCGTGAAGAGCGCGCCGCTGCTTTTGCTGCTCAATATCCCGAATTAGCGAAAGGCTAAAAAATGTCTCTCTCCCAAATGCAAGTCTTCAATAAGTACATCATGCCAGCGACCATCGAGACGCTGGCACAGATGGTGGACAAGTTCAACGCCGCCAGCAATGGCGCCATCCGCCTCACCACCGAAGGCTTCGAAGGCGACTTCCTGCAGGAATCCTTCTTTGCGGCTATCCATTCCGCCCAGCGCCGCGTAAATCGCTACGGCGCCAACGGCGTTGCGGCTTCGACCGACCTGACCCAATTGAAGCACAATTCGGTGAAGATCGCCGGCGGCTTCGGTCCGATTCGCTTTGAACCATCGCAGATGACCTGGTTGCACAAGCCGACGGCTGAAGGCATCGAAGTTGCCTCGCGCAATTTCGCCGAAGCGATGCTGGCGGATCAGCTGAACACGGCCATCCTGGCGCTGGTAGCGGCCATCAGCAACAACGCCAACACGGTCAACGATGTGAGCGCGACGCGTGGTGTGGACTATATCGCCATGAACGAAGCCCATGGCAAGTTCGGCGACCACAGCGGCAATCTGGTGGCGCAGATCATGAACGGCACGACCTTCCACAAGCTGATCGGCGCCAACCTGGCCAATGCAACTCAGCTGTTCCAGGCCCAAAACGTGCGCGTGGTGGATGTGCTGGGCAAGCCGGTGGTGGTTACCGACGCGCCGGCGCTGTATTCGGCTGCCGTCGGCCCTGCGCCTGGTCCTGCTGCACCTGCCAAGCTGCGCGTGCTGTCCCTGGCCGAGGGTGCTGCAACCGTTACCGACGGCTCTGACATCATCAGCAACATCGAAACGACCAATGGTAATCAGCGCATTGAAACCACGATGCAGGTTGACTACACCTTCGGCCTGGGCTTGAAGGGCTACACCTGGGATGAAGCCTCGGGCGGCAAGTCGCCATCCGATGCCGCGCTGGGCACCGGCTCCAACTGGGACAAGGTCGCCACCACCGACAAGCATACGGCTGGCGTGATCACCATCGGTGACGCGACCAAGTAAGCCCGCGCCGCGCCTCTCAACGGGGCGCGGCTTCTTCCATCAAGCAAAAAAAACGGAGTTCCAAATGGAAAATGTACCGGCAAACATCTGGTATCTGCCAGGGCCGATGTTCCAATACAACGAGGACGTCAAGGCGCTCGCGCGCCAGGCTGGCCTCAAAATCATCGATGCAAACGTGGCTGTTGGCCGCGCCAATGCCGCAGAAGACGTGCCGGACGTCACGATCAAGGCCGAACTCCTTGATCAAGGCGCGGGCGAGCGCGTGCCGACCGCGGCCGAGTTGATGACTGCCCGTGCTGATCTGCTGGCTGCGCACGATGATTTGCAGCAACGCGAACGCGAGCTGGCGGCCGAGAAAGAGCGCGTTGCCAAGCAGGCGAAAGAAAATGAACTCGCTGCCGCACGCAACGCGGAGCAGGCCGCCGCCAACGAAGTCGAGGCCCAACGCCTGCGCGACGAAGCGGCCAAGCAGGCCGCAGTCACCCAGACGGCAGCCTCTGAATCGAAGCCCACCAAGGCCAAGACCACTTAAGCGCTGTCCGCCGCCGCCCCCGTCCCAAGTCGGGGCATTCATTGATCCTCCATCCGAAAGCTGTTATGCCCATCATCATCGAAACCGGCGAAGGCCTGGCCGGCGCCGAATCCTATGCCAGTGTTGCCGCGGCGGACGCGCGTTGCGCCCGCCTGGGCCTGACTGCCTGGGCGGCGCTGGCCGAAGCTGATAAAGAAATCGCCCTGCGCAAGGCCATGATCTTCATGGCCACCTACCGCACGCGCTGGGCCGGCCGTCGCGCCTATCAGCACCAGGCGCTGGACTGGCCGCGCTATGGCGTGGCCGTTGATGGCTTCGCCGTGCTCAGCACTATCGTGCCGGCGGAGGTGGTCAATGCCTGCATCGACCTAGCCGTGCGCGCAGGGCGGGGCGAGGATCTGCTGCCTGACCTCGACATCGGCTCGAACGCGATCAAGATAGACAAGACTGGCCCACTAGAAACGGAGTACTTCCAGAACGCCACGGATGCGCGCGAGCGCTTCGTGGCGGTTGATGCGCTCCTGGCACCTTACTTCGGCTCGGCTGGGGGCGGCAATTCGGTCAAGGTGATACGAGGATGAGCACCTATCCGGCAGTGAGGATCGATGGCTGTTTCGTCGCTGATAACACCTACCGCGAAGACGACAAGGTATGGATCGTCACCAACCTGATCGCGCGCGCTAAGGACTTGGTGCCATTCGACCTTCCGCTGGCCGCGATCTACAGCGGCTCGGAGGTCTGGCCGGCAGTCGGATCGGCCTACGGCATGGCGCATCACGTGCGCCGCGCGCTGGACGTCAACACCGAGTATCCGATCATTCTGTGCCAGCAGGGCTTCATCATGGACGGCTGGCATCGCGTGCTGCGTGCCCTGATCGACGGCAAGACCACGATCAAGGCCGTGCGCTTCGTGGAGACGCCGCCGTATGACTACTTGAAAGCGCCATAGGCTATGAACGACTACAGCAAAACCGCTGCGCGCGCCGACCAGTCCCTGCGCCGAAAGGGTGGCATCGTGGTGCTGCGCCAGGTAGTGACCGGCGAGTACGACCCGGACCTTGGCGCCGCGCCCAGCGCAACCACGGACTACGAAGGCACGGGCGTCAAGATCAACTATGAGGCCGAGAACATCGACGGCACGCTGATCCAAGCGGGCGACCAGCAGCTCCTGCTGTCGCCGCTGCAGCGCAACGGCGCGCCAATGCCGACGCCGAGCACGGCCGATCTGGTGCTGTTCGGCGGCGCCAGTTACACAGTGAAGGCCGTCGAAATCACGGCACCGGTCGATGTGGCCGTGCTGCACACGTTGCAACTGCGGGGGCTTTGATGGCGAACATGTCGTTCTCGATGCAGATTGCCGAGTTCATCGCCAAGACGAAGGCCAACCAGGATCTGGTGGTGCGCTCCATCACCATGAAAATCGACAACAAGCTGGTGCATCGCTCGCCGGTAGGCGACGCGAAGTACTGGAAGCACAAACCACCGCCTGGCTACACAGGAGGCCGCTTCCGCGCCAACTGGCAGCTCTCCATCGGCTCACCGTCTGCTGGCGTGCGCGACCTGATCGACAAGGACGGCAGTGCCACGATTGCCGCGCACGGTAGCGTCATCAGCGCGGCGAAGGCGGGGGACGTGATCTATCTGGTGAACAATTTGCCTTACGCGCGCCGCATCGAGGAGGGCTGGTCTCGCCAGGCTCCCGTCGGCGTGGTGATGCTGACGGTCGTGGAATTCCGCACCATTGTGGACAATGCTGTGAACGGCGTGCGCGACGGCACCACCGCAAGCGAGTTCGCCCAAGGCTATTCGAGCTATAAATTATGAGCCAACCCACAATACGAGCGGCGCTGGAGGCGGCCTTGGCCAGCCTCGCGCCAGCCATCGACACCGCTTGGCAGAACGTGCCTTACACGCCAGTCACCGGCCGACCGTATCAAGCGGCCTATTTGCTGCCGGCGGAACCGGACAATCATTCCTTGGGCGACGGCTCGCGCCAGGAGCGTGGCATCTTCCAGGTCAGCCTGATGTATCCGCAAGGGCAGGGCACTGCCGCCGCCGGCGCCCGCGCTGAAATGATCGCGGGACTCTTCAAGCGCGGCGCAAGCTTCACGAAGGGCGATGTGACCGTGCAGATTGAGCGCACGCCCCTAATCGCCGACGGCCGCGAAGACGGCGACCGCTGGATGGTCCCGGTAAAGATCCGGTATTTCTGCAACCTGTAACTCGCATCACTCCCCACAGATCGCCTCGGCGGTCTTTTTTTTCGACCAAAGAAAGGCAATCTATACCATGACCACAGCAAACGGCATCGACAGTCTGCTCGTTATCGCCAAACAGCCGGCAGAAGGCACGAAGGCGCTGGCCGCCGCTGGCCGCCTCTATCCGCGCGTGACCGCGACGTTCGACACGGACGCCGACAAGTACTCGAGCAACGAGATCGACCCAAGCCAGCAACAAGGCGACACGCGCCTGGGTAACTTCCGTACGTCGGGCGTCATCAAGGGCGAGGCCTCGTGCGGCACCTATGCAGTGCTGCTGGCCGCGCTGCTGCGCCGCGACTTCACTGCCGGCGGCGTCACCGCGGCGCAAAATACCATCGCATCGGGCGCAACGGGCCTGACGCGTAGCGCTGGATCCTGGCTGGCCGACGGCCACCGCGCCGGTACCGTCGTGCGCATCGGCGGCTTCTTGACCACGGGCGCTGCCAACAATGGCAAGAATTTCTTCGTCACGTCGGTCACCGCCTTGAAGCTGACGGGCCAGTTCATGGACGGCAGCGCCATGACGGTGAAGGTCGAAGGCGACCCGGTGACTGTGACTGCAACCGGCAAACGCAGCTTCACGCCGCTGACTGGGCACACCACGGACTGGTTCACCGCCGAAGTGCAGGATCCGGGCATCGCCGTCAATCGCTGCTTCATCGACCAACTGGTGAGCAAGGTGGATATCGCCGTGCAGCCGAACGGCATCACAAGCATGGACTTCACCCTGATGGGCAAATCGGAAGGCCCGACCACACCGGCCGCCTACTTCAACGCGCCTGCCGCCACGCTTGCTACCGGCAAGTTCTCCGGCGCCACCGCAATGCTGTCGGTCGCCGGCATCCCGTCCCAAATCTGCACGGGCATGTCGCTGTCGCTGGATGGCCAGGTCAAGATCGATCCGGTGATCGGCTCAAAGTTCGCCGCGGCCGCCTCGCGCGGCAAGGTGCTGGGCAGCGGCCAGTTCACGGTGCTGATGCAGGATTCGGCCTATATCGACTACTTCAAGCAGGAAGTCGAGCTGCCGCTGGCCTACGCCATGGCAGCCAGCACTGCGCCGCTGGCCGAAGTGATGACCATCGCCATGGGCCGCATCAAGATCACCTCGGCCAAGGTCGATGATGGCGAGAAAAACAAGATCGTCACCTGCGCCTTCGACATCCTGCGCTACCAAGGCGCCGATGCGCAGCACGAGGCCACCACCGTGGCGTTCCAGGACACCAGTTTGTAACCATCCCGCCCGGCCCCCGTGCCGGGTTTCCTTTTTGGCGCAAGCCAACCCCAGCACCGACCGGTCGCTGTCGCCTTCGTGGGCGCGGCGGCCGGCACGGGCACTTATCAAAACCCACGAAAGGCATAACCCATGAATACCACCCAAGCACCTGCAGCCCTGAACGCCGCTCAAGTCATCGCCGTCGCCGGCTTCGACATCGCCAACCTGTCCGCGCCGGCCGCGCGCGTGACCTTCGACGTGCCAGTGATCTTCGATGCCGACGGCGAGCCCGTGGCCGGCATCAAGATCGTCGGCAAGAATTCCGACGAGTACCGCAAGGAAAGCCATGCCGTGCGTGCAGAAGGCTACAAGAAGTCGGCCAAGCGCAAGACCGCAATCGACGCCTCTACCGATGAAGGCGCCGATCAGCTGGTGCACGTCATCGATGACAATCAGAAGCGCCTGGCGCTGGCCGTGACCGTCGACTGGTACGGCTTTACCAGCAATGGCGCCGCCGTGCCGTTCGACAAGGGCCTGATAGCCACGGCGTTCGACAAATTCCCGACCTGGCAAGAGCGCATCACGGCCGCCTTGGAAAACGACGCCAATTTTTTGAAGGTCTAACCCAGGCCCTGCTGTTGTACGCCGATCACCTGTTTGATCGCGCGGCAGCGGCAGGCGATGGCAACGCCAAGGGCGATCACCTGGATACCGCCCGGCAAAACCCGCTTTATCGGGCGCCCGAGGCGCAGGAGGTGCCGCAGTTGCCGCCCGAGCTGGCCTATATCTGGACCTGGTTCACCCGGCTGACCCAGAAACGCCAGTGCGGTATGGCTGTGAATGCGCTGACTAGCGCCGAGATACTGGCCTGGCAGGCGCGCCACGGCGTGCGCTTTGACCCGTTCGAAGAAGGTGTGATCGATCGCCTCGATGCGCTGTTTATTTATCACCAAAACAAGAAGGAAAAATAATGCCTGATATCGCCGAGCTTGGCCTTTCGATTGACACGCGCCAACTGGAGCAGGGAGCCGAGGCCATGGATCGCCTCGGCGTCGCCAGCGAGAGTGTCGAGAAGAAGGTCGACAGCGCGACGACGGCCATAGACAAACTTGGCAAGGCGAGCGCGGACGCCAAGGGTAAAACTGCGGAAGGTGCAGCCGCTGTCGATGCCGTGGGCGAGGCAGGCGCGCGCGTGGTCCAAAAGGTGGATGCGGCGACCGCTTCTATCGACGCGATGGGCGCCACTGCTACCCGCATCCGCACGGTATTCCTGGGCGGCAGTAACACGCTCGATGGGTTCATGGGCTCATCTATGGGCGTATGGCGTAGCAGTGAGGCCGCCGCCGCTGGGATTGATAGTCTCGGCAATGCCACCGAGCGAACTTGGAAGAAGCAGGCTGACTACAACGGTGCGATGGCCGACACGACCCGCATCATGCGGCAGGCCGCCGACGCAGCTCGGACCCTGGAAGAGTCCAATCACAGAATGCTGATGCAGCTGCAGCGCGAGATCGATACCTTCGGAATGGCACGCGGCGAACTGGAGCGCTATCGCGCCGCTGAATTGGGCTTGGGTAGCGCGGTCCAGACCAAGGCAGCGGCATTGGGCAATAGCATTGATGCCATGCATCGCGAGGAGCGGGCTGCCCGCGACGCCGCTGGCGCACAGGATCGGGCAGCAGCCGCTGGCGATCGTTTTATCAAGAGCTTACAGGACCAAGTGGCCACGCTGGGTATGACGACCCAGCAGCTACAAACCTACCGCGCGGCTCAGTTGGGTGTTTCCGACGCGGCTGCGCCGCTGATTAACAAGCTTGCCGAGACGGGTGAGGGCGCAAAAAAGGCAGGCGGCCACATGGAAGGATTTAGCTTCCAGTCGGCGAGCGCCAAACGTGAGTTGTTGGTGCTCGCGCACGAACTGAGCCAAGGACAATTCAGCCGCTTCGGCGGCTCGATGATGGTGCTGGGCGAGCAGACGGGCGCTGCGGGCTTGCTGTTTAGCGCCGCCGGTCTGGCTGCGCTAGGCCTGGCGGCCGCCATCGGCACGGTCGTTTATGCCATGGTCAAAGGCGCCGGCGAACAGCGTGAAATGAACAATGCCCTGATCTCGACCAGTAACTATGCAGGCGTGACCAGCGATAGGCTGAATGAGATGGCGCATGCGGCGACCGAGGCAGGAGGAAGTATCCGCGAGGCAAAGAAGGTCGTCACGGAGCTGGCTGGTACCGGTAAATTTACGGGCGACCAGATTGCCTATATCTCTGAGGCTGTGATTGCGCTTGAGCATGCGGGCAGTAGCTCCATTAAAAAAACCATTGCTGAATTCGAGTCACTGGCTGTGCAAATGACGGGCAATGGCGCGCGCTCCACGGAGGCAATTACCCGCGCCGCATTGAAGCTTGATGACACCTATCACTTCTTGACCATCGAGGTGTATGCGCATATCCGCGCCTTGGAAAAAGAAGGAGATCAGAAGGCTGCATCCGCCTTGGCAACGTCAGAATTTGCAAAGGCTACGAAAGACGGTGCTGAGCAGATGGCAAAAAATCTTGGGTCGGTGGCCACGGCTTGGCATTCTGTCACCGAGGCTATTGGAGAGGCAATGTCTGCGATTGGGGATTTTGCCAAGAAGGGCTCGCTATCTAAGGATGTGGATAGCTACGGTTTTCGCCTGAGTGAATTTGATCGCGAGTTAAAAGAAAGCAATGTTCGCCTGGGCCGGGCGCCGGATGCTATCTCGCCCGAAATGGATGCGACGCGTACCAAAATCGTCTTGGGATTGACCGCCGCCGTTGAAAAACTGAATATTGCCGAGGCCGAAGCTATTGGAAAAGGAAAAGAGCAGCAGGATAAATCCGCAATGCTGCACGATCTGCAGCGTATGCAGGCGGCTGACGACAAGCGCAAAGAAGAAGCCCTTGGTCGCCTCAACGTCGAGTTGGAGAAGAATCTAAAGACAGAGGAGAAGATTCGCGCCTCAAAAACCAATGACCCGCTTCTTTTGGCAATGATTGCCCCAGATGCCATAGAGGCGCGCCGCCTTGCGACTATCAAGGAATATTCCAAGAAGCCGACCGCCGCCAAGGTTGATCAGGCCGAAAACACGGCGATGGCCGACCATCTAGCCCGTATCCAAGACGATGTAAATGCCGAAAAGGCCAACATCGATCTGCTTACCAAGATGAATGAAATGTTCCACAAGGCCGGCCGTTTGGGCGATGAGGAATATTTCAAGAACAAGCGCGACTATGCCCAGGCCACAGCAGCCGAAGAGATCAATGGCTACACAGTTCAGATCGCCGCATTGCGCGCGCATCACAGTGCCACCGCCGCCGAGGCCGCGAAGCACGCCAAGCAGATTAATGACCTGACAGGCAAGCGCGCAGCCGCTGAAGCTCAGGCTGATAAGGCAACCCAATTGCTCGACACAGAAGAGATGTTGCGCAAGGACGCCCTTGGCGAGGCGGCAGTGAAGGCGACAAATAAGGAAGTCAATGCGATCAATGCCCAAATTGCCGCAGTGGAAGAGCAAATCCGCGCCTACGGCATGCTTCCGGCGCAAAAGACAGCTCTGGCTGTCGCCGACCTTGAAGAGCAAAAAGCCGCGCTGGCAGGGTTTGAGAACAACGATAAAGTTATCGATGGCATTAATCGCAAGATCGAAGCGATGAAACGCCTTGGCATCGTCCAAGGCAAGGCTTCGACGCAAGAGCAGGGCGGCGACGTGGCCAAGGCCAAAGAGTTGCTGGATATCCTGACGGCTGTCGACACCGCAACGAAGTCGGCAGCGCAAGGCATGGCGGCGTCGTTCGGCGCGGTCGGCACTGCCATTGGCGGACTGACGACAGCATTGTCCGGCTATGCCGTGCAGCAGCAGGCTATCGCTGCCCAGTTGGCCGCTGCGACTAAAGATGCCTATGGTGACCCGACCAAAGTCGCCAAGGCCCAGGCTGCTGCGGCCCAGCAGGGTGCCCAAGCGCAAATCAAGTCCTATGGCGACATGGCCGGCGCAGCCAAAGGATTCTTCAAGGAAAACACCGCAGGCTATCGAGCAATGGAAGGTGCTGAAAAAGCCTATCGCGCCGTCGAAATGGCTATGGCGATTGAATCAATGGTGAAAAAACTGTTCACCGTTACCGCCGTCACGACTGCCACGGTGGGTGGCGAGGCTGCGAAAGCGGCGGCGGTGCAGGCTGGCGTGGCCACGCAACTGGCTGCCGATACCGTCAAAGGCACGTCCGCAGCAGCGGTGGCAGTGGCAACCCAGGCGCAGGGCGATCCTTACAGTGCCTGGATTCGCATGGCTGCAATGGCGGCCGCGATGGCGGCCCTGGGCTTCGCCGTCTCTGGCGGTGGCGGATCGGATACGACGGCCAAGGACCGCCAGGCCGCCACCGGCACCGGTTCTATCTTGGGCGACTCGTCCGCAAAGTCGGAATCGATCGCGCACAGCCTGGCCATCATGGAGAAGAACTCCGGGCTGGGCCTAGCGCACACCATTTCGATGGACTCGTCCCTCAAGCAGATGGTGGCCGGCATCGGTAACTTGTCCGGCCTGTTGGCGCGCTCCGGTGTGACTACTGCTGGCGGCGGCGCCGCGGCTGGCGTGCAAACCGGCACGACCACGCTGGGCGGCAGCCTGGGCATGGCCGCTGGCACGCTGGCGGGTGGCGTCGGTGGCGCTGCACTCGGCACATACCTGGGAATGGGTATGGCGGCCATTGGCGGCCCGCTAGGCTTGGCCGTTGGGTCTGTGCTCGGTTCGGTGCTCGGTGGCGTTGTGTCGAAACTGTTCAATACATCGACATCGATTAAGGACCAAGGCATCACCGGCAAGGCCATGTCACTAGGGAATGTGGACGAGCTGGGCTTCATTGCTCAGGCCTACGCAGACGTCAATACGAAGAAAAAGGTGTTCGGCATCAGCTACAGCAGCAAGGACAGCACGCAAACCGCTGCGCTGTCAGACGAAATGAACGACCAGTTCAGCATGATCATCAGCAGTATGGGGCAGACCATCCGCAGCGCGGCCGACGTGCTGGGCTTGGGCGGCGATGCGTTCAATGCAAAGCTGAACACCTTCGTGGTCGACTTGGGCAAGATCAGCTTGAAAGACCTGAAGGGCGAAGAGCAGCAGAAAGCGCTGGAAACGGCGTTTTCCAAGCTTGGCGACGACATGGCCAAGTTCGGTGTGGCAGGCCTGCAGCAGTATCAAGCTGTAGGTGAGGGCTACCTGGAAACCTTGGCGCGTGTTGCCAATGATTACATGCAGGTGACCGACGTGCTGGCCGTGCTGGGCAAGTCGTTCAATACCACCGGCCTGGGGGCGGTGGCGCTGAGTGAAAGCCTGATCGCTGCGGCCGGCGATCTCGAAAAGCTGACCAGTGGCACCAGCTATTTCGTCGAGAACTTCCTGACGGAAGCGGAGCGCATGGCTCCGATTACCAAGTCGGTGAACGACGCCATGGGCAAGCTGGGGCAGTCGGGCGTGTCCACGGTCGAGCAGTTTAAGGCCCTGGTGTTGGCGCAGGACATGAACACGGCCGCTGGCCAGGCCATGTATGCGCAGCTGATTGCCATCGCGGAGCCGTTCAAGAAGGCGGCCGATTACGCGGCTGAGCTGGCGGCGGCCACTGGCGACTTTGCTGCAGTAGCAAAGACGGCCAGCGAAATCGCCAGCGAGCGGCGCGACCTGCAATCGCAGTATGACGAGCTGACCATGACGTCGATTCAGCTGCGCGAGAAAGAGCGTGCCGCCATTGCCGTCAGCAATCTGGCCCTGTACGACAGCGTGATTGCTCTCAAGGACAAAAAATCGGCAGAGGAAGCGGCGACGGCGGCAACGCAGGCGGCAGCCGCTGCTGCCTCGGGCCTGTTATCGGCGGTCGATGCGGCATTTGCCACACTGCAAACCGTGGTCGGCCGTGAGAAGACGGCGCTGGCCAAGGCGAATGAGATCGCGGCAAAGGCGATGCAGATCCGGATCGACAACGAAACGGCGGCGCTGGCGAAGCACAAGTCGCTGCGCGATGCGCTCAAGTCGAGTCTCGACCAAATGAACGTGTCGGGCACGATGGAGGATATGGGCCGTGCCAGCGCTCAGGCGCAGATCGCGGCAGTCCTGGCCAGCGTCAAGGCTGGCGGCGCGCTGCCTGATGCCGACACGCTGAAAGATGCGCTGTCAAGCGTGACGAAGGATGCTAGCGACAAGTTCGCCACCTACGACGACTACCTGGTCGATTTCTACAGGACGCAGAACGACATCGCGGCATTGGGGAAATTGACTGATTTCTCGCTGTCGGTCGAGCAGAAAACGCTGGATCTGCTTCAGGCGCAGAAAGATGCCAGCCAAGTGGCCTACGAGGCGGAAGTGGCGCGCCTGGACGGTATCCTGGAAACGGCGCGCTCGCAGATCGATGTGCTCAAGGGCATCGATACCACCTCGCTGTCGATCCTGCAGGCGATAGCAGGCCTGGCCAGTGCGATGACGGCAGCGCAGGCCAATTCGAGTGTGGGCGCATTGGCGGGCATCAACAATGCCTACCAGGCTGCGCTGGGCCGTGCGCCTGAAAAAGCTGGCATGGACTACTGGGGCGGCCTGGCCAACAGCGGCACGTCGATAGGCGATATCGTTTCCGGCATCAAGAATTCGCCAGAGGCGCAGGCGCAGGCACTCTACAAATCGGTGATGGGGCGAGCAGGCGACGCGGCCGGCATTGATTACTGGACCAATGTACTTGCCGGTGGCTCGTCCATCGACCAGGTGCGGGCCGCGATGATGGGCAGCGCCGAGTACCAGAAATTGCATTCGTTTGATGTGGGCACTAATTACTTGCCATCCGACATGCTTGCCCAGGTACACGAGGGTGAACGCATCATTCCCGCCGCCGACAACCGCGAGTTGATGGCGCGCCTGAGCAGCCCGGCGTCGAACAACGACGCGCTGGCTGCTGAGGTGCGTGAGCTGCGCCGCGAGAACAGGGAGATGCGCGCGATGATGGAGTCGCATCTGTACGCCATCGCCAAAAACACGCTCAACGCGGCCGACTCGCTAGAAGGCGCCGCGAATGGCGACATGCCGCTGACCACCAAGAAAGTTGAGGAGACTGCATGATTATTCTGGACCCGATTGCCGTGTCCGACGCTGGTGTATTTGTCAGCTCAAACGTGCCGGAGGACGACTACCCGGCGCAGAGCCTGACGAAAGTGTATGTGGCCGGCGAGCGCGTGATTGATCCTGCCACGCACACGGTTTCCGAATCGAAGGTTGGCGTGAGCAGCGCCGTCACCGTGTCCATCGCCTCGCCAGGCATCGTCACATGGGTGGCGCATGGGCAGGCAGCCGGCACGCCGGTGTCGTTTGGCACGACCGGCGCGTTGCCGACAGGCCTGATGGCTGGCGCCACCTATTACGTGCTGAATCCGGCCGTCAATACCTTCAACCTCAGCGCGACGGTGGGCGGCGCTGCCATCGCGCTGACGGGCAGCCAATCAGGTGTGCACACCGCCAGCGCGGGCCTGAACGTCAACAAACCACTGAGCGACACGACGTACTGGCTGCTGAAAGGTGCAACAAATCGCTGGAAAATGGTCGACGCCTACAACAACACGCAGACCGAGCGCGCCGAATCTATCGTGCTCACACTCAAACCGCATGCCATCGCGCAGGGCATTTACCTGGGCAATCTGGACGCGGCAGAGGTGGTTATCACGTCCACCGATCCGGCGGCCGGCGTGGTCTACCAGCAGGCATTCAGCCTGATCGTGTCGAGTTCCGGCAGCAGCATGTATCGCTGGCTGTTTAACCGGCGGCGCCGCAGGACGAGTTTTCTGGCGCTCGATCTGCCCCTGTATTACAACGCGGCAGTGACGATTGCCATCAACAACCCCGGCGGCATTGCCAAATGCGGCATGTGTTGCATCGGGCCTATCGAAGAAATTGGCGGCACGGAATATGGCCTGGGCCGGGATTTCAAGGATTGGTCGACGACGAAATTCAATTTCGACGGTACCAGCGAGACCACGGAGAGGGGCTTTTCCAAGCGCATGTCGCTCGATCTGATCATCGATAACGACCAGATCGAGTATGCGCATGAGCGCATGGAGGGGCTGCGGCAGAAAACCATTGTCTACATCGGTGCCACTGTATATGGCGGTTTTACGGTCGTTTGCGGCAAATTTTCGTCGCTCAAGAGCGTTATCGCAGGCGTCACACATTCAAAAATGGCGATGCAAATTGAAGGAACAGTGTAAATGATCACAAAATTGATGGATGGCCTGCCGAATCAGTCGATGGCACAGGGGCCATTTGACGAGGCGGTAGCCAAATACATGGCCGATCTGCCCCTACGAGGCGCGGAGGAAAACGCCCTGTTGGCGGATGTGAGTACCAAACAGGCGCTGGCGAGCGATGCGGCCGTCAGTGCCACGGCTTCGGCCAGCACTGCCAAGGCATCTGCCGATGCCGCCGTGTTGGCCTCTGGCGTGAGCGAGTGGGTCGGCGGTACGACTTACGCAAGGGGCGTGTCGGCCTGGAGTCCCGTCACTTTCCAGACCTACCGCCGCAAAACGGCGGGTGCGGGAGCGCTCGATCCATCGCTGGACCCTGCAAACTGGCAGGCTTTGGCGAGGCAATCGACGTTCACGCCGGTAGCAGTAGCTGCGCTGAACATTGACCTCTCCCTGGGCAGCTATTTCACCAAAACTGTGACAGCTAGTTCGACATTCACTTTCTCGAATGTACCTGCCGGTGGCTCCAGCTTCCTCCTGAAAATACGGCTCGATGGTGGCAGCATCGCTTTGCCTGCATCTGTGCGCCCCGCCAATGGCTCGATACCGCCGCTTACCTTGGGTAAAACCCATCGGCTGATGTTCGAGTCCGACGATGGCGGCGCGACGTGGGCGCTGGTAGTTGCCCCCAATTTTGCTAATTAAGAGGTAGGTATGGACACAACAGTATTTCGCGTGGCGATGGGCGCGGCTGGCTCGACCACAGTTCCGGGGCAGCAGGCATTTACCGTCCCGGGCACTTACAGCCTCACCGTTGCGCGTGACACCTACCTACTGAGCGTCGTCCTGATTGGCGGTGCCTCTGCCGCTACCGTCCCGTTTAGCACGACGGAGTTTGGCCTCGGGGGCAATGGCGGCAGCCTGCGATGGATTAAGGACCTGCCTGTTACGCCGGGCGAGGTTTTGACGGTGGTAGTCGGCAAGGGTGGAGCACCAGGTATCTCTGGTGAGAGCTCATTCCTAAAGCGCGGTACGTTAAATCTCTTGGTCGCCGCAGGAGGCAATCGGACTGATTCAACCCCATTTGGTCCAGGCCCGTACGGAGGCGTAGTAGGCGGCGGAAATGGCGGACCTGGCGGCATACTAGGGAGCCATCAGAATGGACCACGTGGCGGGGGTGGTGGCGGTGCTGGGGGTTATTCTGGCGATGGCGGGAAAGGGGCATCAGCACCGAGTACCTACGCCACCAATGGTAGTGGGGGGGGCGGTGGTGGTGGCGGATGGGGCGGGCAGGGCGCAGGGGCTAGTGGCGGCGGTGGTGTTGGGCTGCTTGGGGAGGGTGTGAGCGGAGTCGGTAACGACGTTTCGGGCGGCACTGGCGGATCAGGCGGGGCGGCAGGCTCCAGCGCTACCTATAGCGGCGCGTATAACACTAGCGGCGTGGGAGGCACATATGGTGGGGCTTCAGGCGGTGCAGGCAGCCCGGTAACCATGAACTACGCTAGCGTAGGCCCGTCCTCTGGCGGGGCCGGTCGAGTCATTTGGGGTCCTGGCCGCTCGTATCCATCAACAAGAACAGCAGACGAGTAAGGAAGACCATGTTTTATCAGCCAGCAACAAGCACTATTTTTACAGACCACAGCGCGATTCGTCGCGTCCTGACAAACGTTCTGTTCCCAGACGCGATCACCGACGACATGCTCGAATATCACGGCATCGTGACGTTGGGAGGCAGCGCGCCTACCGTCGCTCCCGGGCAGATAGCCGAATGCGGCGCCGTGGAGATGGTCGGGGGCGTGTGGACGATGACCTGGACGGTGCGCGTGGAAACGCAGGATGAGAATCGGGCACGAGTGCCGCAAAAAGTCAGCCGCCGGAAGGGCCGCCTGGCGCTGCTGCTGGCAGGCAAACTTGACCAGGTGCCGCTAGTTATCGCTGCCATCGAGGACGAGACAAAGCGGCGCCTGGCGCAGATCGAATGGGATGATGCGCAGGACTACGAGCGGTGGCACCCGCTGGTGGTGCTGATAGGGGCCGCCCTGGATCTGGATCTCGACGCGCTGTTCATCCACGCGGACACGCTGTAAAGCGCCTCAGCCTCCTGGCCGTCTGGCTGGCCTGCATTGGCGCGGCCGTGCTCACGCTGCTGCGCATGCTCTGGTCGATTCTGTCGAATCCGGCCAAAGCGCTGCGCATCGTCGTGGCGCTGGACCGGGCGGGCAATGCCGCCGCCAATGGTGTCGAAACCGAAACGCTCAGCAGCCGCGACAACCGGGCGCGCGCCGAGAGTATCAGCCCTCGCCCGCCGCTGCCGCTGCCGGACAATCGAAGTTGGCCAGCAGGTCTGCGATGTAGCCGGTCTTGGCGCACTCCATGGCCACCTCGGTTATTAGGGTGCGAAATTCGGCCAGGTCGCCCAGGCCTTCTCGCACAATAGGCACCGGTGTATGTCGGTCAACGATACGCCCGCACACGTTGACGATTTTGGTCGGCCGGGCTACCCAATCCGCGTGCGCGATGAATTTATCGCGCTTGAACATCACCAGGTCGTGAAGCGGCATGCGGTTTGCCAACGCGTCGATCTTACTGGCGACGATGCAACGATCAGCGTCTCCCTTTGATTGACTGTACTTATAAGGGCGGCAGTAAGCCACAATGGCCGCAATGAGCAACCCCTCACAATGGTCAAAAAACTCACTGGTGCCGCGATCTTGCTGCAGCCGATCCAGTTCGTCGTGGGCATCTAAATAGCGCAAGGCGTCCTGCATGTCACGCACGGCAAGCGCCAGGCGATTGGTGGAAGGGTCTTGCTTGATACCCTGAGGCTGGTCATTGTTCATAAAGTCTCCGATAAATAAACGGTACTGGCTCTTGCCACCCACATAATGCTCGTTCCACGGGTGTCAGTCACTAGTAAAGCAACTACTCGCACTCAGCTTCGTGTTTTCACACACGCCAACCCGGTTTTACGTTCCGTTGCTTCTGGAACCCCAGCCTGCTGACTCTGTGAACAGGGCACTCCTCGGAGTGCCCTTTGTCTTTTCTACTGCGGTAATTCCTCCGAACACTGCGCCAGGGCGAAAAATTAGTCATTTTGAGTAGCTTAGCTGGCCAGCGGCAGTGCGTGTGTGAAAACACGAGGATTGGGCCTTTCCTGGGAGTTCTTCATTACGCTGGCCTACCGCCACGCCCGTGCAGGGCAACAAACCTGCTTGGCGATGGGGCATGGCCTCGTGTTTTTACACACGCTCTCGGCGGGAGTTACTCAAATTGAGTAATTCCCGCCATGCAATTATTAGTCATTTTGAGTAAGTGGGATTCGTGTACACGCTAGGCGCTGGGGTTGCGTCCTATGCCGCTGGCTCGACTGGCTGGACCCGCATCATTGCCGCGATTCTGCTGGCACGTAGCTGTTGTAGACATTCCTCCCCAAACAACCCGCTTCTGCGGGTTTTTGCATTTCCACCGCCTGAAAGGCATCCATGACTGAACCCGCAACAATTACCGCCGCCGGCGGCGCACTCGCCCTTGGCACCGTGACCTTGACAGGCTCGATTCTCGGGCTGGAATACGACGTGCTGCTTGTCGGCCTGGCTGGCGGCCTAGTCGCGCTGTCGATGGTCGACCAGACCAGCCGCCTGAAAATGGTCATTTCCGTCATGACCAGCGCCCTGGTGGCCGGCTATGTCGGCCCCATCGCGCATGCTGGCGCACTGGAGTACTTCCCTTGGACGGCGAAATCGGCCGATGCTGTGCGCTGGTTCTGCGCATTCGCCGCTGGCGTCTCGGCGCAAACCATCGTACCGCTGGCCTTGGGCTGGCTCAAAAAACGTGGAGGCGCACAATGAGCATGCTCACCCTGAACTGGCTGGCCGGCATCGTTCTGCTGGCCCACTCTCTGTGCGTGCTCAATCGCATGCACCGCCGCAGCAACCATCTGTACCGCTTGTTCTACGTGCTGTTGGGCGTGGGCGCCGTTGCCTTGCTGACCGGCCCGTTGTACGGCTACACGCAGCCGCCAGCTGGCGAGGTGCTACTGAATGCAGGTATGGCGGGCGTGGTCATGGTCGGCTGGTTTGCTAAAAATCGGAGGGCTGTGCCATGAAATTAACCGAACACTTCAGCCTGGCCGAGCTGGTCGCCTCGCAAGTGGCTACCCGCAAGGGCATCGACAACGCGCCGGGCCCGGCCGTCATCGCCAACCTCACGCGCCTGGCCGCGCTGCTCGAACAGGTGCGCGCGCTGGTCGGCGGCCCGATCACCGTTTCCAGTGGCTACCGCTCGCCGGCGCTGAACCGTGCCGTGGGCGGCGCAGCCAGCAGCGCCCACGTGCTGGGCCTGGCCGCCGACATCAGCACCAACAAGCTGGCACCGAAAGCGCTGGCCCTGCTGATCCGGCAAAGCGGCATTATCTACGACCAACTGATCTACGAGGGCACGTGGGTGCACATCGCGCTGTCGGCCGGCGCGCCGCGGCGCCAGGTGCTGACGGCCAAGTTTGTCGGCGGCAGCGTCAGCTACGTGTCGGGCATCGTATGAGCTCCCTTGGCACGCTGGCTGCTGGTGCAGTCAGCGGAATCTGGAAGGTGGCGGCCGTGCTGCTGGCCACCGCGCTGCTGCTGGTGGCCAGCTCCACTGGCACGGGCTGGTGGCTGGCCGCCGGCGACCGTGACGCCGCGCGCGCCGCGTTGGTGCTGGAGCAAGGCGTTAGCGCGGAGCTGCGCAGCTCGATCACCGAGCAAAACCACGCCATAGATGGCATGGCCAAGGCAACCCTGGCAGCGCAGGAGCGCGGCGCAGCGGCGCAGGCGGCCTCCGCTGTCAAGGGCAAGAAGTACGACTCAGCCCTGGCGCAGATCGCTAGCGCGCGAGCCAATACCTGCGACGAGGCTATGCCGGCCGTCAGACTGCTGCTGGAGGGCGTGCGATGAAATGGATGCTTGTATTGGTGCTGGCCGGCTGCAGCAGCGCGCCGATGATGCCGCAGAGGGTCGAAGTTCCCGTCTTTACACCATGTGTAAAGGTGGTGCCGAAGCGGCCGGCCTATGAGTTCGACCAGTTGGCGCCAGCGGCAACGGATGGGGAGATCGTCCTGGCGCTGGCGCGGGACTGGCCGCGCGGGCGGAAGTACGAAGGGGAGTTGGAGGCGGTAATTGCGGGCTGCATTCCGCCAGATGAAAAAACAGAGCGCTGATTGTCGCAGCGCCTGTGCACGCGTTCCTAACTGCGCGATAGAAAAAACGCAGACTCCGCTGGCCAAGAACTGGTTTTGCCATCTTCTGGCACAAGAGCAACCATCGCGCCAGTTTCTATAAGTTGGCATGCGAGTGCCGAAGCCTCAATCGTTGCACCTCGTTCCGTTTTGAATACACTAGGCGTTGGAATTTCTATAATCGGAGAGTACTGGATGCCCGCGTGAGCACTCAGCAGTATCATCCCCTGATACATTCCGTTCGCCTTTCTGTAACTAACTATTTGGTACTCGTATTCACCATGTTGCATTTTTCGATCGGTCTCCATGGGCTTTTCCATCAAGTCGGATGACAGTGAATAGATTCGCAGAGCTATATTTTAGTTCTAATGTCGATAGTTGGAAACTGCTGTTTTGCAAACATTTCCAAATTGATTTATTACAAAAAATCGTTGTAGGAGTGGCATGTGTGCTGGCTGAACTCTCAGCCGTAAATAGCAAATCGAGAATCGCTTCGGTATCCTATTTCCTCAACTTGAACTTTCACCCGAGGCATGACCTGGCTACATGGCGCCAATCCTGGCCAGCTCGCTCGAGGCGCACCGCGAGATGAATGTTGCCCCGGCCATGTTCGGCATGGTGACTCATTGGGCCCACCGCAAGTTGGCTCGTGGAACCTGCATTGCCCGCTCTGGTGTGGTAGGTCAGCAGTCCTTCCCTCTGTGCAACCCCATGAGGCGTTGCAACCGATTCCACTGACAGACTACTTCCAGGAGTGGTCGCGCGAAGTATTCAAACCTTGATCCTGCGTACGGAGGAAGTGGCTGCAACGGGCCGAGCATGTTAGGCGTTCGTAAAAGGCAATGCTTTTGGAGTATGAAGGACGGTGGATCCGGCCAGATGCGTACTCTTGAAAACTGGCAATCTATGGGTTTGCCTACGGTGACTCCGGCGAGCTCTGAGCATCGTCTTGCGGGAGAAGTACGCTGATCGCACCAGTGTGTATCAGTTGAAACGCTAACGCTGAGGCTTCAATTCGCGCGGCATGATCCGATTTGAAGGTGGTGGGAGTCGGAATTTTAACGTGAGGAACGAGCGCTTTTCCCGAGAGTGCAGTAAATAAAATCAGTCCGCGAAAGGTGCCTTCTGCCGTTAGGTACGCATTTAACTGATAATCGTAGCCGTTTAGGTGGTTCAGTTTCGCCGTCTCCATACGACCTTTTGATTGTGTTGTGATGGCGACATGAGCCGGGATGAGGTCAGCGGTAATTATATGTCATCGGTTTCCCTTTCATTTAGTGTACAAATGATATAAGTCAAGTACAGCTAAAATGAATTAGTAGAAGCAGAGCGCTGATTGTCGCTGCATCAACAGCGGCAATCAGCCTCGGCACGCTGGCTAGGCCAGTGAACCAAGTAGGCTCGTGCTACCTCGGGGAGGTAATTCGACTCTAACACTAGGAGGTTCACATTTTGGCTTTTCCCATCATCCCCTGGATCGGAGGCAAGCGACGCCTGGCCGACCGCATCATTCCGCAATTTCCGCCGCATACCTGCTACATTGAGGTCTTTGCCGGCGGCGCCGCGCTGTACTTCATGCGGCCGCCGGCGGAAATCGAGGTGCTGAACGACGTTAACGGCGAGCAAACGCGCAGTACAGAAGTACGGCCCGATAGCTTACGCCAGGCGCCCCTCTAACTAGTCAGCCAGTGTCGGTCGGAGCGGAGGCTTGTGCAACATATTCTTCATTGGTTATGAGGTCGTGCGTGTAGACGAAACGAGGACCATCCACGGCGAGTGTCTTGAAATGAACTCTGAATGCTAGCTGACCAAGCAAGCGGATTTGCACTATCGCGTACGGGCTGTTCCCCTCGAAGAGTAACCCATGAAATGCCTTTGCCTCTGGGGCATGGAGCCTCTCAACAATGATGTGCGTTTGATCAATTGGGTCACCCTGTAAAGCTCTGCGTGCAGCTACTAGGGCCGGTGCGTCCTGAAAAATTGCCGTGCTCAAATGGAGAGCCAAGAATTCATATGCCGTCTTTAGCGGGGCTGCGAGGTTCAATAGGGGGCCGTCAAGCGCTGGCTTAATGTTTTCAATGCCCCACTTCACAATCTCAATTTTTTCGGAAAGTGCTATGCGAGTGTTTTCAGGCGCTTGCTCGAAGAGGCTCAGCGCCTCCGATATTTCAGCGGCATGGCGACCATCACGCTCAAACATTCGCCGAATGGAATGCGCTGCAATCGGCGTGGGTAGTATCAGTGAATTCTCAGAAATTTTCGCGGCTTGGACCACGAACTCCCCATCTTTAATTCGGCCGCGAGATGAGCCTCCGGGCCCAGAGGACAGGAACGTCTGGCCCTTAAACAATCGGGCCGCCAAATGTGGCACGTTGTCGGCAAGGCTCCTGGCTAAGAGCTGAATCGTTGGGTCAGCCTTTGCATCTCCCTCAATTTTGTGGCCGAGCCTCGAATTGCAGCCCGCGCAAAGAAAATTGCATGTCAGACGACCACCGAGTGCGGCCGGAATGATGTGCTCTTCAGTGAAATTAGCCCCACCAAGGCAAATAATGCACTGCGTGGCTTCCCAAGGGACTTTCAT